CGTAATCAAAATCATACCCTTTCCATATTACAGGAATGAATTCTATAACTCGTTTTAATCTATATATTAATCTTTTAATTTTCCACATCATATCTGTTTTTATATATTAAATAATTCGTAGTTACTATTCTCTGTCTTAAACTTTATGTAGTCTTCTCTTTGCTCTACAATCTCTGTTACTGTTGTAGTCTGCCAAGTAAAGAAATCATTGAATGGAGACATAATTAATGAACGACCTACGGCTGGTTCTTCAAAATTATCTTTGAATGTACCATCCTCATTCCACTCTAACCATAATATCCTAGCTGATTCTTTTACTAGCTTGTCTCTTTCTCTAATTAACCTGTATTTAGGTTCTCCTGTATCTAAATTTAATAGTAATTTAGGTTGTACCCCTGGTATCATCTTTTTAAGTTTAATATCTATCTTCTGAAAATCCTAATTCTTTAGCTTCTTTTGGATGCTCTTCTATATATGTATGACATTGCCTACATACGGATAACCAAGTGCTGACTTTTAAGTAATTAACACCTCTGCCTTTTTTATGATGTACATCAGTTGAATTATGATTACAGCCTGGTAGTGCTGCTTGACACATTGGATTTTCCTCCATAAACTTTCTTCTAAGTTTAGTGTAAGCAGAATCAAGTATAGCCATCTTTTTAGATTTCCTATTAATAGGTTTCTTTTGAAGTGGTTTACTATCTTTCTCTTTTGATTTATACCAGCAATTCTTGCAATACCGGCTACCTTTATCATTTTTCCAGATAAACTGCTCAGTATTGCAATTATTGCATAGCTTTTTCTTTTTCTCAATCATTTGACAGTTAAAAAGTTTTTAGGCAATAAGCCTTTCTTCATATAAAATAAAATCAAATCTTCATATTTGATATTTAGATCTTTTAAACTTACAGTATTAATGTAATTAGGATCAATCTCATCAACAGGTATGGAATTTAAATCTCTACCAAACTGTGTGTTTGTAAAGATACTAAAAATAGTTTGAATTTTCTTAGCTGTAATCACTTGTTTCCAAGCATTTACCTCTCTTTGTCCACGCTGCCATACTTTTTTGATTCTTCTTTTCTTATCCCAGTGAAGTTTAGCCTGCTCTGCAGGACTATAAACATTTAAACCATGTAGCACTCTCTTAAATAGAAAGTGTTGTTGTGGGTTAAGTTTTGTGTAATCTAACCTTTGTGCTATAATCTCAGGTTGAATTTGATATTCACTTAATATTCCTAAGTATTCATATCTTTCTTTACGGGCTTGTAATTCTTGAATTTGCTTCTCAAGCTTAAGGATCTGTTTTTGTTCATTTGTTAACATGTTTTAAAGTATATATAAAGGTGAGTAATAAAAAAAGAGGGTTAGTATTTCTACCAACCCTCCTAAATAAAAGATTTATTTAATAAGTACTATTATAATTCAAAAGCAGTGTCATCTTCCACTACTTCTAATTCTGCTTCTGCATTAACTTCAGCAATTGAATCTTCTAAATCAATTTGATTATCTTCTGATACAACTTCTTCTGCTTCTGTTTCTATATCAAAGGCTTCAGATGGTGTCACATTATTTGTTTGTGGCTTATTAAAAGAAGCTAATTTAGATTCAGTACCGTTTGCTTCACGGATTGCATCACCATTATTGTGTGCTACAAGTACGTCTTCAGCTGTTACATCAGCAACGTACATTGTTTTCCTATAAATAGGTTGCCCATCTTGACAACAAATAATACCTGTTTCTCCAGCAATCTTAAGATCACGATCAGGATCAGTTGAACTAAATGGTTCTAATGATTCACGCACTACAATTTTACCTGGTAAATCTTTCATATTGTGAATACCCATTTCTCTTAAGTCTTCTACTTTACCATGTAATAATGTACTTAGTTGTTTACGGTTTACCCAACCTGTATTACCAAATGATACTCTTTCTTGTGTTAGTCTAACGTGACCAAATTCTGAGTTATTTTTAGACACACGGATTACGTTACCCATTTCATCTGGGTTAATTTGAACTTTGTTTTGCATTTTTTAAAAATTTAATTGTTTAACTTATATGTCATCTGAATGAAAATAATCATCTGATAATCTATCATTTGGATCAGTTGTTATAACATCAAAGAGATCTGGTTCAAATTCATCATCTGATTCCAATTCTTCTCCTATTTTTTGTTGTACTTTTGATCCTGCAAATAAATTATAAAATGGATTATTACATTCAAGACTGTATGACGAGCTAAGCCCATTAAGATCTTTAATATCTGTGTCAGTTAATTCTAAATACTGCTCTACAGAAATTTCTATTATACGTCCGTTTGGTAATTGATATATCATTTTATTTACAACTATTGTTGTAAATTTAGATATATTAATTATATTGTGAAAATATAATAGCCATCTTAAGGTCTCAATTCTAAATATAATTAGCAGTATATAGCTAAGTATATTATTTTAATGTTATTATTCTACCATCCCTTTTTAAATATCCAGCTTTTTTTAACTGTTTAATTAGTATTCCAACATATGTTACAGATATATTGCAGTGATCTGCTATAGTGTTCCTTGATGGAAAACACTCTCTATTTTTATCTGCATATGTACATAGAAAACTATATAAACCTTTAGCTTGAAGACTTAATTCAGGATCTTTTAAAACTTCTTGATTAACTATACCAAATCTTTTAATATTTGACATGTCTTTCAAGAATTATTTTAATAGCTGATATACTACTAATAGTTTCAACTAGTTTATCATTATTAAAATGATATTTTTTATTCATATAACTTCCAAAGCTATGTACTTGTCTTGAGTACATTCTTTTTAGTGTACCCCAATTCTTAATTTCCTTTCTTAATAGGTGATGGTTTATTAGTGCCATTTTTAGTAAATTTAAAATGTTTTATATCTTTTTTATTTACTCTAGTTAAACTTGTAGTATTTAGAGTAGTTTGATGTTTAAATATATTACCATCATCATCATGATATAATAAATCTACTTTCATTTGGCCATAATGAGGGTCAAAATCATTACCCCAACTACCGTCATCAACTATATAACCATAAACAGAATATGTCTCTACACATATTAAACCCATTTCAAGCAATGTATCATAGTTAAAATATGTTCTGGCATGATATGCTTCAATTGGTGTTTTAATATAGTCTCCTTTCCTAAATACGGTTGCTTCTTCATCACTATATAGTAAATCAAGTAAGTAATCTGATGTATTAGAAGTAATGTTCTTAAACATTATAGACAGTACAAGATCTTTATTTTTTGATTTATTCTCTAATCCTTTCTTGAATATTTTATATCTGGTTTTATCATCCATACTGTTACTGTATTAAAAGGTTATGTAAAAAGGTAACTATAGTTTCTTTTTCCCTTATAGTAATATACTCTATTAGTATACTGGTACTGTTAGGGGTAACTATAGTTTCCTTTTTTTTATGTATATAGTGATTCACTTATATAAACTTTGGCAAAGTAATGGTCTACATATGTGACCCTTTTGCAAAAGTCAAGATCATCTCCATTTTCACGGATTATTGATTTAAACGTTTTAAGACGTCTTTTTGCCTCATTGCATAGTTCTATATTGTTTTCATGATTGAATGCGGTAAAACGATCTATAAATACACAATACTGCAACTCCATGAATCCTCCATACATATCAATTCTGTTATAATTCTTATGAATATCATTTATCTCAACAGAACTGATCTCCAGTTTACCGTTATCAGTAATGTTATTGAAAAATCTTTCAAGATACTTTGTCATAGGTGCAGTCACCGATACAATTATCCTTGACATACCTGTTGTAAAGTCATACTTGTTAAGTACTACAGAATTATAGTACCTATTCATAAAAGTTATATACTGTCTACCTTCACCCTCATCATAACTTATGTTTACTCTATGTCCTTTAAACAACTTACCTTGTTGTGATTTCAAGATATTTACATGTAAGTAATCTTTTAAAGCTCTTTCTTTTACTTTTAGATCTAACTGTTGTCTTATCTTCTTTTCCATGATATCTCTATCATTGCAAATGGTATTAGGATTGCAAATGTCCCTGGTTGATATGCAAGACCTAGTCCTACAAATTCTGCAAATTGAATGTGAAATTTAATTTTCTTCATGGTTTAATGTTTTTATAAGTTTGTAAATAAATAATATATTGCAGTTACTATCCCAGTAACAGCAAATAATAATAGAGTAGCTAAAAAAAGTGCTACTGTAAAATTTAATATGGTTGTTAGTTGTTTCATTTTAACTCTATAATTTTATACTCCTTATCATCAGAGCATTTACATTTTATTTTTTTTTGATCTGTTCTTTCTATTGCATGATCTAAAGATGGAGTAATCATTTCATATCCATCCTTAAAGTAAGTGTAAGTACATTCTTTAGTATCCATAATATTATTATTTAGACTAGTAAAGATATTAAAAGAGATGGAATAATAAAATCCCATCTCTATTTTTTTACTATGAGTATGATGACATGTAACTCATATAGTTGTTATCATCATTGTGATAGTCCCCAACTTCTATTAGGTTATCACTTACTGCTGCTTCACGTAGTATAGCATTACTCATTAGTTCTTCTTTGAGTTCATCTAAGGTAATTCCTGTTAATGAACTTTCTTTTACGGTTTTATAATCACCTAAGTGATCACGAATTAAAGAATTATAATTCACGGTGTTTAGTTTGATTACGACTTTGCCTCCATTATAGGCAAACGATTCTGGGTTATTAATGTATATACGCATGTTATTTGTTATTTAAATAGTCTTCATAATCACAGCCAACTATTACAGCTGGTATCCATCCTAAAAAAATCATAGTAACTATGGTAAAGCCATGTGTCATACATGCTTTCCATGTCATAGATTCTGAAACCCACCACGCTAATGTGGTTATAAGGATAAATGTGATTATTAGTACCAAAGTTGATATAAGAAATACTTTAGTGTTTTTCATTTTGTTTTATATTAGTTTATGCATTGAATATTTTCTTTCTTATAAACTCAGATGCATAATGCTGATCAGACATTGCTTTGATTGTAGGTAGATGTTTATCTAAACTAACTAAAGCTTTTTTATGATTATATTTACCATAAACTGACATGAAGACTGATAAGAAGTTAAACTTCACCCATCTGTCTGCTTTGCCTATCTTAATAAAGATATCAGAGAATTCTTTACACATAGCCTCTGTCTTAGAGTTAGTGATAACAAAGTCTCCTTCTTTAATAAGTTTGCCGATTCTTCCTGGTGTAGGATTACTTGTTGCTATCATAGCAATCATTGATGCTTCTAAGTTATACATGTTGATATACTTTAAGAGCTTCATGTAATCATTGTTAACTACTTTATAAGCATTAACATAATCAATAAGACCCCAAGATTTACTTGAGTTATTAAGACCTGCCATAGTTTTTATAATATCATCAACGCTTGTAATATTAAGAGTTCTGTATGATATAGGTAAGTTTTCACGAACTAAGGCAGTGTATAGATGTTGACCATCTATGATGTAGTTCTTCTTTACACCTTCAAAGGCTTTGGTTGTAACTACAATTACATCACGAATACAGCCTACTGTATTAAGTGACATTAACATTTTCTCAACATGCTTAGGATTTATTTCACGATTCATTGGAAGTAAACTAAACATGCTGTAGTTCTTACTGGTTTTAGATTTAATGTGTTTCATTTGATTACGAATTAGGTTTATGTGGTTTTAATATTGAAGGAATTTGTGTTGTTGCTAATGCTAGTACAGCAAATAGTATTGTTGTTAATATATTATCCTTAGTAAATTCTATATAAGCAACCCTGAATAATTGGAATGACAAGTATAGTGATGCTAATAGGAAAAAGTAATAAGTTATTTTTTTCATGATTTTAAGTTTTAAGTAAATAGTTTATGCTTCTTCTATAAATGAAGGTAAGTCTTCAGCTGCATCTTCTTTGGTTGCATAGTAGCCAGATATTCTATCATAAGGTAACCATACTTTCATATCTGTATCAAAGTACAAGTAACCTATGTAATATCCTGCTGCTGATTTTAATATTTTAACTTCTGATATTTTTTCTGATTCTTCTGAGTAAAACATGGTTATTAGTTTTAAAATATATAACTAGAGTGCTTATCCTATGGCTTACACTATTTCAGAATAGTAAGTGGTATTGCTTGACTCATCTCTCTAGTTATACTTAGGAGTTATATTCAGTTATTAATTCTTGTACAGTAGATACTTTTACTATCTCTGTCCGTATTTCCTCTTCACACATACCTTTATATTCTTCAGGTGTATCAGGACTATCCCACGTCATTCTATGTTTTTCATGATACAAATCTACCAAGTCAGTGATATCTTCATCTACATTGACAACACCTATAATATTTTTTTTAACTACAGGTAATACATCATAATCATAACGTGTAGTAATAAGTCTTATAATCTTTATGTCCATAATGTTTTAGTACAATGCTCTCCAGCTTTAGTTTATTAATAATTGTTTGTAATTGTTTTGATATTGCGGGTAATAGTATACTTCTCTTATAAAGAAACATATAGAGAGAGACAATACTAATTATGATTATAGATTGAGTGCAAGTTGAGTGCATGTGTATGTTTTATAGCTATATAAATATATATACGGCATAATAAAAATTATAGTGAGTGTGAAGGTAAAGAATATGGTGTATGATGACACACCTTCTCTACTTAACACACAGAAATAAATAGTTTATGCATTAAAAAGAATAAAATGGTGAGGATTGTTACATCCCCACCAATTATCTTAGTGTGCCCAGAATAAGTTAGGCACAGCCTCACCTGTAGTGTTGTCAATCACTGGTTTCCCTGTGATCTCTAGTGGAAGTTCATCTCCCACTGCTACTTGCATTTGACTAGATACCTCTGGACTAACAGCGGTAAAGCCAAATGTAATTTCTCCAGACGCAGCACCTGTTTGTACGCGTACTTGAGTTTCAACACCACCAATATTTTTTGTTTCCATTGTTTGGTTCAACGGCTCAGAGCTGGTTACTATACCTTTACCAGACTGAGTGAATTTAAAAAAGTAAGCCATAATTGTTTTGTTTTTTATATGAATTAATAATAATTGCAAGATGTGGCTGGGGAAAAGTTTAATAGCCACATGTTGCAGTATGCTAACTAGTGAATGCAATTGCAAAGCACAGCTAGGGAAAAGTTTAGTCCACTAACTAGTGAATGCAACATGGTGAGCAAGAGAGATGGTTTCCCACCTCTCTGTTCTTGATCTTGGCTTAATGTGCCCAGAACAAGTTTGGAATAGCCTCACCATTCCCGTCAACAACTGCTTTCTCAGTTATCTCCAATGGCAACTCATCTCCAACAGCCACGTTCATTTGTGATGCTAATTCCGGCTTTATAGCAGTAAAACCAAATTTAACTTCACCTTGTGCACCAGCCTGCTCTCTCACTTCTACTTCTACTCCACCAATCATCTTGGTTGTAGTCTTCATTCCTGTTAGTGGTTCAGTGCTAGTCACGATACCTTTCTTTGTCTGTGTGAATTTGTAAAAATACATAATGCTTAAATGTTTAAATGTTGTCTACCACTTCTAGGGGGGTAGACTATCCCAGAACTTTACTGGGGAATGGTTTAGCTAGCACCTCCTAACAATGCCAAACACAAAACTTTAGCAGGACCGGGGGGGGTATGTTATCACATTTAAAAATTGGGGGGATATAAAAAATTTACTATATTTGAAAAAATAAAAAAGAGGTAGTGAAGCTGTAACGAGCACACCACTGATAAAGGTGACTATACTGAAAAAAGGTTAACAGTAGGTATAGGTAAAATCAGGCTTAGTCAGTAACCTTGAAAGACCCGAAGCCTCTCTTTTATTTTATATAAAATTGAAACAAAAGAACTAAAAAATATAATAGAATAGAGGTTATGAAAACATTAGACCTGTACAGAATTTGGGAGATATTAAATTTTATATCGGAACAAGAACACATTTTAAATGATAAAGATATTTATCCTGATTTATTAGGAAATATGTCTTGTTATTATATTCAAGGTTTTGATTATTTTATAGAACATTATAGTTTTAGAATAGATAAAGATGAAATTTGTATTTTTAATGATGACCAAATACCATATGAAGACTATACTACTAATGATTTTTCATATATACCAAAACAAATTTTATCTTTTAATGATGAACAGTTAATGGGTTGGGTTAATGATGAAGTTGCAAAACATTTAATAAAGGAAGAAGAAAATAAAAAATTAGAAAAGAAAGATTTAGAAGATAAAATTAAACTTTTAACACAAAGATTAGAAAAACTATGAGAAGTACACAATTACATTATGAAACAGGTAAGGACTACGATATTATAGACGTGTGTAAGGATTACTCTCTTAACTTTAACAGAGGTAATATTTTAAAGTATGTAGCAAGAGCAGGTAAGAAGAATGACGAGTTACAGGACTTACGCAAAGCATTAGATTACTTACAAAGAGAAATAAATTATTTAGAGGATAAACAAAAGGAATATATAAAACAAACAATAGAAGTATTTGACAATATATAGTATAAAGTAACAATATGCTAAATATTTTGTATATTATATTTATAAAGGTCTAATAATATTACTATGAGTGAAGACGATTTTTGGGATAACTTAGATGGCATTGAAGATATAGATGTTTCTGACGAAATGCTTGAAAAAGCATATGATAACTCTTTTAGAATACTAACAGAAAAATTAAGTTTTGAAGAGCTACTTGCTGAAGACATAGAAAACAATGAAAGTTATACTGTTGTCATGCATGATATTGATGAAGGATTCAACAAAGAAACTATAGAGATTATGATAGACTGGTTTGCTGAATTTGAAGAATATGAAAAATGCGCTACACTACATAAAATGATAAAATAATAATATTCTTTTTTTGAATGCGTGGAATCGTAATACAAACGGTTAATATATAAAAATTAAAACGGTTTTATAAATAAACGGTTAAACTTTTTGCATTTAAACTTTTAATTATATATATTTGTTAAACATAAAAAAATTAACAAATATGTCAACACAAGAAAAACCAACAGAACTTTCCAAAGAAGAACTACAAAAGCGTAGAGAAGAAATCACTGCTTTTTACAAAGACAACATCAAACACTTAAAGGTTCAAAAAGAATATGAAGAACTATTAAGAGATGTAGAAAAAGCACGTGCTGAAAGATTACAATCTCAAATGTTTTTAGCTCAGGCTTATGCAGCAGGAGAAGAAGGAGAACAAGAAGATGAACCTGAACAACCATCAGAAGCTAGAGCTGATTTTGAAGCTGCTATGAATGCAGTCAATGAAACAAAAACAAGAACCCTTAAAAAACAAAAGTAATGGAGATGTTAAAAGAGGGCTCAAAAGGTCAAGACGTAAGTAAACTACAACAATTACTTGGTCTTAAAAAAGATGGTATTTTTGGACCGGCTACTAAAAAAGCAGTTATTAGATTTCAACTTGGGCGTAATTTAAGTGCAGATGGTATTGTAGGTAATGAAACATGGACGCTTTTAATTACAAACGGTCCTGAATTTGAAGCCATAGATGAAGATACTGATGTTGCAAAACAATACTTTACAACTTCATACAATCAAACAATTCATAAATATTTTTTACCTAAAGGAGAATACTTAGAAGGTCCTGTTACTAATGATTATGTTTTTATACATCATACAGCAGGGTGGAATAATCCCTACAAAACTATAGATAGTTGGGGTAGAGATAGCCGTGGAAAAGTTGCTACTGAATTTGTACTAGGAGGTCAGAATATCAAAAATAATGATGATGAGTATGATGGTGTAATGGTGCAAGCATTCCCAGAAGGTGGTCAAGGTTGGCATCTTGGTAAAACAGGATCTGGTTTTATGAACCGTCATTCTGTAGGTATTGAGATTAATAACTTTGGTTATATCAAAAATGGAAAGACATATGCAGGAACTACTGCACATGAAGATCAAATATGTAAATTAAAAGAACCTTTTAAAGGTTATATTGAATGGCACAATTATTCACCTGCACAAATAGAAGCGTTGGATTTATGGTTAAGATATATAGCTGATAGAGATAATATTGATATACGTATTGGATTAGTACAATGGATTAAAAAATATGGACCAACCAAAGCATTTGAATTTCAAGAGGATGCATACTATGGTAAAGTCAAAGGTCTTTTAACACATACAAATGTTAGAAGAGATAAATTTGATTGTTACCCACATCCTGACTTGATTGATATGCTATTAAATTTATAATATGGCAATAGTAAATAAAGTAGATCAAAAAGCTAAAGTTGATATTGATACGACAATCAAATATCAAATAGTAACCTACTGTTTTTTTAATAATATAAAAATAAGCAATGCTGATCTAGAATGTTTATCTGAATTAGCTAAAAAAGAAAAAGTAGAGCTTACTTTATTTTGTAATGACGTTACTGACATGGGCATTTTTAAAAGTGCTCAGTCAGCACGTAATGCAATTACAAAAGCAAGTAAAAAAAATCTTGTTATAAAAGATGGAAATAATAAAAAGAAAATATTTGTAAATAAAGATTTAAATATACAGATAAAAGGTCCTGTATTACTAGATTATAAAATATTAGGGATTGAAAGCTAAAAGTTATAAAAATTTTAAAAAAGATATTGCATTTAAAGTTGGAGTGCATCCTGACATGGTGGATGAACTTATTACTTTTTATTATGCTAAACTTAGGAAGAACCTTTCAAGTCTAACTTATCCTTCAATTACAGTAACAGGTCTTGGAACATTTAAAATTAGAAAAAAAGCTTTAAATAATTCTATAATTAAAAATAAAAGTATTTTAGGTAATATTGAAAAACAAACATACAAAGGGTATGAAAAGCATATTGCAGTATCTGAAAAACTTAAAGAGTTAGAAAAAATGCAAAGTATGATTGAGGAAGTAGAAAAAGATAAAGCAGATTTTAAACAGAAAAAAAATGAATTTAAAAAAACTACTAAACGCATTTAAAAATCTTGATCAGATAAAAGAAGGTGTCTTAAATACTATTTTTACAAAAAAGGAAGTAGAAATAATTGCAGAAGAAAGATTTAAAATTTGTTTAAATTGTGAACACCTTGATAATCAAGGAAGTAGCTGTTTAGCTCCCGGAACTCAACCTTGTTGTTCTGAATGTGGTTGTAGTTTGCAATTTAAAACAAGATCTTTATCATCAAATTGTCCTAAAGAAAAATGGGGTGCTTGGTTGACAGAAGAACAAGAAGAAAAACTAAATTTATAATTATGACAGTAACAGAAATAGTACAAGAGTTATTAGATAATAACATGATAACTGCAGAAGCAGCTATTGTTTTATTAAAAGCTGAATCAGAAGCTAAGGCCAATAAAAAATTTAATACAACACCTTTACAACCTTTTCAACCGATAGGTGTACCAAACATAACTCCTGTTGAACCAGGTCATCCTTTTTGGTATAGCAGTACTACAGGTGGTTCAATGGATTGTAATAACCTAAAAGCAGATATAGATGGCAGTAATATTTAAAGAAGAAGGTCATATTTATGAAAGCAATGACCAAGAAAAAATAGATTGGACAAGTGTTACATCTTTTATAGGTAAGTTTAAACCTAAATTTGATGCAAAAGGTCAGGCTAAAAAATCAGCTAATAATAAAAGATCTAAGTGGTATGGTATGACTCAAAAAGAAATACTAGCTGCATGGGAATCAGAAACACAAAGAGCAATAGGTTTAGGTAACTGGTATCATAATCAGAGAGAGGCGGATATGCTAGACTTTAAAACTATTGAAAGGCATGGTATTGAAGTACCTATAATCAAACCTTTAGTTGATGATGACGGAGTTAAAACTGCTCCTGAGCAGAAGTTAAAAGACGGAGTATATCCTGAACATTTTGTTTATTTAAAATCAGCACAGTTGTGTGGGCAAGCTGATTTAGTGGAAGTTGTAAATGGATACATTAATATTACAGATTACAAAACAAATAAAGAAATAAAAGAAAAAGGTTTTACTAATTGGGAAGGTATAACATCAAAAATGTATAATCCTGTAAGTCACTTAGATGATTGTAATTTGAATCATTATAACTTACAACTCAGTATTTATGCGTATATTATTAAAAAGCACAACCCTAAATTAAAAATAGGTGAGCTTGTTGTTCAACACGTTAAATTTAAACAAGTTGGTACAGATAAAAATGGATACCCAATTAATGAACACGTTAATGGGGAACCTGTAATTGAAGAGATTAAAATGTATAATTTACCATATCTAAAAGATGAAGTTAGAACTTTAATGATGTGGCATAAAGACAATATATAATGATAGTAAGATTATTTGATATACAAAACGGTAAAGTTATACCAACAGAACATTGTTATACTTTAAAGTTTTTAAAAGAATTAATGGATGAATATCCTGATACATACATGAGTGTTTATCAATATTTATTTTACATGTCTTGTCCTAATCCAGATTTAAATCCTTTCTTTAATTTACCAGAGCATGAGAAAGAAGATATTATAATTGAAGAAATAGGTCTTGAAGAATCAACAGAAGATGCTAAAATTAGGTATTCTTTAGAGATGGCTAGAAAGCTTTATGAAACACCTACATATAGAGCTTATGTTGGTATTAAATCAATGCTTGATAGATTGGCTAGATACATGGAAACTACAGCAATAGAACATGGTAGAGATGGTAACATTAATTCTATGGTAAACGCTGCCGCTAAATTTGAACAAATAAGAAATTCTTATAAGGGTGCATTTAGTGATATGAAGGAAGAACAAGAAAGTTCAGTTAGAGGTGGTGCAGGATTAGCTTATGATCAACTTTGATAATGCAAGAAATAAAAGAAAAATGGGTGTTTTGTTATTGGGATGAACCACACTTTGAAGAAGATAAAACAATAAATAATAAATCAACAAAAAATGATAAAAACAAAAGTAATACCAGTAGGGAAAAAGGTTTTAGTAAAACCAAAAGAAGTAACAAGATTAGTACCGGGAACTAACATTATTATACCAGACTCAGCAATACAAAAAGAGTATAAAGCTTATGTTATTGGTGTAGGTACAGAAGTTACTGAAATTAATGAAGGTGATTTAATACAATATGCTGAATACTGTGTTCCAACTGAAATGGAGCATGAGGGTGCTATGCATTTACTTATTAATGTTGGGGATATTCATGCAATTTTAAAAGAAGAAGAGTAATGTATATTTCCATTCCAACATATGAATCTGGTAAATGGACTGAAACCAAGTTTGATACAAGAGATAGTTTTAAAGAATTTGTATTATCAATTTTTAAAGAACCTGGTTTGTATGAGTTTAATGATACATCTTTAATTTTTAACCAAGAGGCTATTAATTTTAACAAAGATGGATTTTATTGTTCAGCTCCTTTTAGATCAACAGATTTTATAAGTTACTGGAATGATCAAAAAAACAAATGCCGTGTGGGGGTTATCTATAAAGATGGGCCCCTTACTTGGTATTTAACACGTGATTATTACATGTGGTTAAACTTCTTACCCATCTATGATAAAGAGGAAAAGAAGTATGGATTTGCTAAAGTCAGAGATGCACAATATCATATGGCTTTATATGAGATGCTTGCTGAGCTTAGTTATAAGCATTCTGCTATTTTAAAGAAACGTCAGATTGCATCTTCTTACTTTCACATGGGTAAGATCATTAATACATATTGGTTTGAAGAGGGTAGTACTTGTAAGATAGGTGCTTCTCTAAAGGATTACATTAATGATAAAGGTTCATGGAAGTTTCTTGATGAATACAAAACATTTTTAAATGAGCATACTGCTTGGTATAGACCTAGTAATCCTGAAAAGGTTTTATTATGGCAACAGCAGATTGAAGTAAAAGTAGGTAATAGAAAAACATCTAGAGGTCTTAAGTCTAAGATACAAGGTGCATCTTTTGAGAAGAATGCTACAACAGGTGTTGGTGGACCTACAACAATCTTTTTTCATGAAGAGGCTGGTATTGCACCTAAAATGGATAAAACATATGAGTACCTTAGACCTGCAATGTCTTCTGGTATGGTAACAACAGGTATGTTTATAGCTGCAGGTTCCGTAGGGGATCTTGATCAGTGTGAGCCTTTGAAACAAATGATATTGAATCCTACAGCAAATGATATATATGCTGTAGAAACTGATTTAATGGACAAAGATGGTACTATTGGACTAGCTGGTTTATTTATTCCAGAGCAATGGTCTATGCCCCCTTATATTGATAATTACGGTAACTCCAAGATACAAGAAGCACTTGATGCAATAAAAGCAGAAAGAGCTCAATGGAAAGCTGATTTAAGTCCTGAGCAATATCAATTACGTATTTCTCAGAAACCAACTAATATTGCTGAAGCTTTTGCTTATAGAAAAGAATCAGTATTTCCTCAAGGTGTTTTATCACAACAACAAAAAAGAATTGAAGAGAAAGAATATGCATATGAGCATATAGAACTTGAAAGAGTTAGTGATGGTATTCTTGCTAAAAGATCAAATAAGTTACCAATATCTGAATTCCCATTAAGTAAAAAAGCACAAGATAAAACTGGATGTTTGGTTACATGGGAAAGACCTGTTTCTAATCCTGAGTTTGGTGCCTATTATGCATCTATTGACCCTGTATCAGAAGGTAAGACAACTACTTCAGATTCATTGTGTAGTATTATTGTATATAAGAACTCTGTTGAAATAACAAGAGAAGGTCCCCAGGGTATTGAACGTTTTATAGAACCTGGTAAAATTGTAGCATCTTGGTGTGGTAGATATGATGATATTAATAAAACACATCAGCAATTAGAATTAATTGTTGAATGGTATAATGCTTGGACTATTGTTGAGAATAATATATCATTATTTATACAACATATGATATCTAAAAAGAAACAAAAGTATCTTGTGCCAAAACAACAGATTATGTTTTTAAAAGATCTTGGTTCAAACAAATCTGTTTATCAAGAATATGGTTGGAAAAATACAGGTACATTATTTAAAAATCATTTAATTTCTTATGCTATTGAATTTCTTAGAGAAGAAATAGATCAAGAAACAGATGATGATGGTAACATAATAAAAACAACTTTAGGTATAGAAAGAATACCAGATCCAATGTTATTAAAAGAAATGCTTGCATACTATCCAGGACTCAACGTGGATAGGCTTGTAACTTTTGCAGCATTGGTTGCTTTTGTAAGAATACAAGAATCAAATAGAGGTTATTTAAGAAGAAGTGAATCTGAATCAGGTGATTACTTGGATAATTCAAAAAAATTCCATAAATTAAAGTATAGTCCGTTCAAGAATATTGGAAGGATTAAAACTGCTAACGGTGGTCCAAAAATAAAAAGATCAGCATATAAAAATTTTAGATAAGTATGAAAGTGTTTAATGCAATGCAATTGAAGAACGGTGCTAAAGCTGATAGCGGCTATCCGTCAACTTCCAGCCTTACACAACCAATACAGTTTTTACCTTCAAAAAAGAAAAATGAAGATTGGGCTGCATGGAATTTAGACTGGCTTGAATTGCAGGGTATGCAGTTCTTAAAACAAAATTCTAGAAAGTTATTAAAGAATTATAAGCTTGCTAAAGGGATTATTGATAAAACTGACTACATTGTAGAAGAGGATAATGATTATAAAGATTTAGTTGATGTATTAACTAAAGAAGATGAATCAGCACTAGAACTTAAGTTTTATCCAATCATACCAAATGTTGTAAATGTACTATCAGGAGAATTTTCTAAAAGATATTCTAAAGTTCAGTTTAGAGCTGTAGATGATTTATCTTACAATGAAATGCTTGAACAAAAAAGAGCATTGGTTGAGGAAAATTTATTAGCAGATGCACAAGAAAAACTTTTATTCAGAATGATTGAAATGGGTGCCAACCCGGAAGATCCTGAATTTCAACAAAAACTTTCTCCAGAAAATCTTAAAACATTACCTGAAATAGAAGACTTCTTTTCTAAGGATTATAGAAGTATGGTTGAGGAATGGGCATCTCATCAATTAAATGTTGATGAAGAAAGATTTAAAATGCAAGAATTAGAGGAACGTGCTTTCCGTGATATGCTTATTACGGATAGAGAGTTCTGGCATTTTAGAATGCTTGAGGATGATTATGAATTAGAATTATGGAACCCTGTTCTTACATTCTATCAAAAATCTCCAGATACAAGATATATATCACAATCTAATTATGCAGGTAAAATGGATCTTATGACCATTGCTGATGTGATAGATAAGTATGGTTATTTGATGAATCAAAAACAACTGGAATCTTTGCAGGAAATATATCCAGCAAAATCAGGTGCATATCAAGTGTCAGGTTATCAAAATGATGGTGCTTACTATGATGCTACTAAATCACATGAGTGGAATACAGGTTCTCCAAGTTTAGGTTATAGACAATTTGTTTCTAATTGGAACACCTCTCCTGAATATGGTGGTGATGTTATTAGTTCCATATTAAGTGAAGGTGATGACGTTACAAATTGGGGTGAAGGTTCTCTAATGAGAGTAACAACTGTATACTGGAAGACTCAACGTAAGGTTGGTCATCTTACTAAAATAACAGAAACAGGTGAAGTCATTCAAGAAATCATTGATGAAACTTTTAAAGTAACAGAAAAACCTATATATGATGATTCATTGTTTAAGAATAAAAACAAAGAAACATTATTGCAGGGTGAACATATAGATTGGATTTGGATTAATGAAACATGGGGTGGTGTTAAGATAGGACCAAACCTTCCAGCTTTTTGGAAATCTAATGCAAGTGATAATATTAATCCTATTTATTTAGGTATTAATAAAAAGAAACCAGGTAGAGTACCTTTTCAATTTAAAGGTGACAATTCTTTATATGGTTGTAAATTACCTGTTGAAGGTAGAGTGTTTTCAGATAGAAACACAAGATCAACATCTTTAGTTGATTTAATGAAAGCTTATCAAGTGGGATATAACATGGTAAATAATCAAATAGCAGATATTCTGGTAGATGAGTTAGGTACTATAATTATGTTTGATCAAAATGCCTTACCGCGTCACTCCATGGGTGAAGATTGGGGTAAAGGTAATTATGCTAAGGCATACACTGCTATGAAAGATTTTAGCATGTTACCATTAGATACATCAATTACTAATACTGAGAATGCTACAAACTTTAATCATTATCAAACTCTTAACATGGAGCAGACAGGTAGATTAATGTCACGTATTCAATTAGCTAATTATTTTAAACAACAAGCATTTGATGCAATTGGTGTTAATCCTCAAAGATTAGGTGCACCTATAGCACAACAAACAGCAACAGGTGTTACGCAAGCATTAAATCAATCTTATGCTCAAACTGAAGTTTACTTTACACAGCATTCAGATCACCTAATGCCTAGAGTTCATCAAATGAGAACTGATGTTGCACAATACTATTATAGCAATAACCCAAGCGTAAGACTATCTTATATCAGTTCAGAAGCTGAAAAAGTTAATTTTACTATAAATGGTACTGATCTTTTATTAAGAGACTTTAACGTATTTGCAACAACTAAAACAAATCACAGATCTGTATTAGATCAATTGAAACAATTAGCAATTACAAATAATACTTCAGGAGCAAGCATTTATGATTTAGGTAATATAATCAAAGCTGATTCTATTGCTGAAGTAACTGATATATTAAAAGATGCTGAGGGCAAACAAGAAGCTCAAAGACAGCAAGAAATGCAACAGCAACGTGAAATGCAAGAACAGCAACTTAAAGCAAGTGCTGAAGAACAAAAACTGAAACGTGAGTTTGAACTTATGGAAGCTGATAAAGAACGTCAGAATGATTTAGAGGTGGCTCAAATCAGAGCTGCTGGTTATGGTTCTATGTCAGACATTAATGAAAATAAGATTAATGACTACCAAGATGAAATGGCAAACATTAGAGCTGATAGAAAAGACAGAGAAAAAATGGACTTTCAAAGACAGCAGGCAACTTTAAAAAATTCTAATGATCAGACAAAACTTCAGATAGAAAGAGAAAAAATTGCAGCTCAAAAAGATATTGCTGACAAACAGTTACAAATAGCAAGAGAGAACAAAAACAAATATGATTTTAAAGATTCTAAGAAGGAAAAATAAACTTTTTAGATACTTTTAAAAGAAAAAAAACATAGATAGCTATATACTGCAAAAAATGGCAAATTCTTTTTGCATTTTGTAAGTTTATTTATGAAAATGTTTTGTATATTATATATGTAAGAAAGATTAATTACAAAAACCAACAATATTATGGCAACAGAAAGTAAAACAGTTGAGAGCAATGTAGCTCAAGTGGATATTGATTTAGATAGCTTATTTGATGGTGCAGCCGGAGCAGAAAGTGTTACGGTACCTGAAGAAAATAAACCTAAATCTATATTTACCAAACCAGAAAAAGTAGACATGTCATTTGCAGATCCTGATTATAAAGAGGAGGATGACAAAGAAGCTGAAGCAAGTAAAGACACTGAAAAAAAATCAGAGTCTAAAGAAATTAGTGATGATGATAAAAAAGATGCAGAAGATTTTTTAGATGCATTTAATGATGAATCATCAGAAGAAGAAGAGAAAGAAGAAAAAGAAACAAGAGGAAGAAAAAAGATTTCTGGTATAAGTGATGTTTTTTCAAAGCTTATTAAAGAAGACAAAATTGTTCCTTTTGATGATGATAAAGATTTAGCAGATTATTCTGCTAAGGATTGGCAGGAGCTTATAGAAGCTAACTTGGAAGAAAAAGCAAATCAGGTTAGAAGAGAAACTCCTAAACAGTTCTTTGAAAGTTTACCACAAGAACTCCAAATTGCTGCACGTTATGTAGCTGATGGTGGTCAAGATTTAAAAGGTTTGTTTTCTACGTTAGCAGAAGCTGAGACAAAAAAAAGCTTAGATGTTACCAAAGAAAAAGACCAAGAAATTATAATCAGTGACTACTTGCAAGCAACAGGCTACGGTAATGCTGAAGAGATTGCTGAAGAGATTGAGATCTGGAAAGATTTAGGAAAGCTTGAACAACAGGCTATGAAATTTAAACCTAAGTTGGACAAGATGCAAGAAAAAGTTTTAGCTAAAAAGCTAGAAGAACAAGAGATGCGTAAAGCACAACAGCAAAAAGCATCTCAACAGTATATGGAGAATGTGTATAACACATTAAAAGAAGGATCACTGGGTGATTTAAAAGTTGATAGAAAGACACAGTCTATGCTATATAACGGATTAGTTCAACCTAATTACCCTTCTGTTAGTGGAAAGAACACAAACTTGTTAGGTCATTTGCTTGAGAAGTATCAGTTTGTAGAACCAAACTATACTTTAATTTCTGAAGCACTATGGTTGTTATCTGATCCTGATGGATATAAGTCCAAGATCATGGATAAAGGAGCACAAAGTAGTGTTGAAAAAACAGTAAGAAAGCTAAAGACTGAGCAAGCTAATGCTGGAGGTTCCTCTCTTGGAGTAGATCAACGTGAAGAAGAAACAAAATCACGTTCTACAAAAAGAAAGATACCAAGAAGCAATAACATATTTAAAAGGTTTTAATAAGTAAAACAACAATAAACAATAATAATTAACTAAATAACAATTAACAATTATGGCAACTCCTGTATTAAACAATGGAATTTTCCTTAGAGATACTGCTTATAAAGCAAGTTCTCACGTTGATTCTTATCACCTTACCCAAATGCTTGGATCTTCTGAGCCTATGGATATGGGACCAGTTGATCTTTGGGCTATGACCCAGAAGGTAGAAATGCCTTTGTATCAAATGGCTTCTTTTGGTGGAAAGAACACAATCTTAGTAGATAACGCTCGTGGTGAGTACAAATGGCAAACGCCAATTGCACAAGACCTACCTTTTGTAGTTGCAGACATTGAGCCTGCAAATGATGAAAAAGGTATTGACGGTACTACTTTTAAAATTAAAGTGTCTAAAAGAGCTTTTGGACATGGTGACATTATTACTTATGACAAGTATAATGGTTTAGAATTATACATTACAGCAGATGATATTATCCCTGCAGGTGATGGATTTATCTACACTGTACAACTTGTAAATAATAATAGTGCAGTATCATTAGATAACGCTTATTTAGCACCAGGAACTAAATTCTTTAGAAAAGGTTCTGCGCGTGGTGAGTATGGTGAAAGATTCTCAGACATTGAAACTGGATCTGGATTCCGTGAGTTTTACAACTTTGTTGGTGGAGCTGAAGCACATGTACATTACTCTATTTCTAGCCGTGCTGATCTTATGATCAAAGGTGGTTTAAATGCTGACGGTACTGTACCTGTAACAGAAATCTGGAGAAACTTTGATGAAAGTGGAAATCCTTCTGTATCTTCTATTGAGCAATTAGTAGCATCAATGGGTAAAGCCGGTGCACGTGAAGCAATGGAAGATGGACGTTTATCAAGAACGTTTGTTACTAATATGGAAGCTGCTCACTTAAGCAAAATTGCAAATGACATTGAAACTTACTTAATGTGGGGTAAAGGTGGAAAAGTAAAACAAGATGGACCAGATGATATCAGATTATCTGTAGGTTTATGGTCTCAGTTGGATAACTCTTTCAAGAGAGTATACAACAAGTCTTCTTTCACTTTAGACATGTTCAAGTCTGAATTATACAACTTCTACCAAGGTAAAGTTGAATTTAAAGGACCGGACCCACAAAGACAATTAGTTGTACAAACTGGTATTGGTGGTATGCAATTAATCAACAAAGCTATTGCTGATGAAGTATATGGTTCTGGATTAGTTCAAAATGCTTCTGAAATTGGTGCAGTTAAAGGTTCTGGTATGGATTTAGATTTTGGTTTTGCTTATACAAGCTTTACTATTCCTTTCCTTGCAAATGTTAAATTTGTATTGAATCCTGCATTTGACAACTTACATACTAATGATGTTGAGAATCCATTAATTGATGGACGTCCTTTAAGCTCTTATAGCTTTATCATCTTTGATGTAAGTGAAAATGGAAATGATAACATTCACTTATTGAAATTATCTTGGGATAATCAACTTAAGTGGTTCTACCAAAATGGTACTATGGACTACATGGGAAGAACTCAAGGTTTTGCATCTAGCGGTAACTTTAATGGTTATAGAGTTTATATGACTCAAACTATGCCAGCTATTTGGGTGAAGGATCCAACCAAAGTATTAAAAATTGTAATGAGAAACCCAGTAACTGGAGGATCATTCTAAGAATTGTAATATAAAGGGAGGGGTTAATACCTCCTCCCTTTTTATTTTAACCTTTTAATACTAAAACAATGGCATTAACAAAACAAAAACAAATAGTAAATGATCCAGTGCTTAAAAAAAGCGAAAGATCAGAGCATGGTTTTTCAACATTTGCTCATAATAATGTACTTGTTGAAAAAATAAATGAATTAGAAGTTGAAATTGCAGCTTTAAAAGCAACAGTTGCAGGTCTTGAAAATCCTGCATAGTTTGTAAATTCAAAGAACTTTAGTCAGGTATAACCTGACTTTAGAAATATTAATAATAAATTGTACATAATTATGTACCTTTGAGTTTAAAACAAATAATTATTAATTTTTAAAACCAAATTAAATGAGTGATTACACTATTGTAGAAAAGTACCAACAAAATAAAAACACTGCTATTGCAATAAGACCATTTTTTAATCCTAATAAAGATAATATGGGATTACAAAATTATGGGATGGCTTTGCATGAAGGTGTTTGGCATGAAGAGTCTCTAGCATGTTTAGAGATGAATGGAGTTAAAAGATATCTTACAGGATTAAATGAGTTTGCTCCTGAAGTAAAAAAATTGTCTCCCGGAGAAAAAGAAATTAAGATTAAAGAAATAAGAAATACTGTAGCACAATTAGAAGCAGAATTAGCTGCTAATGTTATAGATGTAGAAGATAAAGATTTTTGGAATAAAGTAACATTACTTAAACCAGATAATGATGCTTTTTGGTCTAAAATATCTTTAAGATGTGGTAATGATCCTGTTTTTTTAGATCCACAAAAAGATGCTTATGATTTAATTAAAATTTATGCTATTAATGCTGGAGGTTTTGCTATGGTGGCTAGAACATTAAAAGAAGCAAAAAAAGCAGTTAATGCACCTAAATTTTATCTAGATCAATTAGAAGAAACCATAAGTGAAAGAACACAATATACTAAACTTAGAAATAGAGCTTTATCTGAATTACAAAAATTGTATGATACAGATGTTACTAAGCTAATGTATGTTGCTAAAAGTGTTGATGTGGAAAGTGTACAATACACTAAGTCAACACCTAATGACATTATGTATGAAAATATGGACATGTATATAAATGGTGAAGGTACAGAATCTAACAAAAAAAGAGCAGCTCAATCTTTCTTAGATGCTGCTAAAGATTCTATGGAAAATCTTAAAGTAAGAGCTTTAGTTAAAGATTCTTTGTATTATAGATTTTTAGTACCTAAATCTTCAGGTTGGATTGAAACAATAGATAGTTCAGAAAAACTAGGTAAAAGATCTAGTGAAGTAATTGAATATCTAAAAAATCCAGGAAATGAAGATACATTATTAAGTTTATTGTCCAAGGTTGAACCATATTGGAACTCATAAACAATAAATAATGAATAATCAGACTCTTCAAATTAAATTAAAACAAAGGCTTAACAAACTTGCCAGTAATGACTATGATAATATAGAATGCTGGCAAATAGTTGAAGCTTTTAATAAAGCTCAAATAGAATGGGTTAGACGTCAATTACATGGAAATAACATGTTCCGTGAGGGAGATGAAATGTCTAAAAGAAGAATTGATGATTTACAAAATTTATTAGAAGAAGCCAAGTTACCTGGTTTTTCCACAAATAATTATTTTGAATCAACAGCTATACCAGGTGACTATATGGAATTCAAAAGAATATCAGCATTTGCTACCAGTGAATGTTGTCCTCAACCTAGATCAATGACAGTTTATTTAGCTGAGGAAGCCAATGTAGATCTACTTATGAGAGATCCTTTAAAGAGGCCTGATTATGATTGGGGTGAAACATATTGTACTTGGATTGGAAATGATATTAGAATATACAAAAGAGATTTTAATATTACAGATGTTAATTTAACATACTATAGACAACCTGTACTTATTGAAATAGCCGGTTGTCAAAATCCTTATGATGGAAGTACTACAACTGCTGATGTTTCATGTGAATTTAAAAATGATATAGTGGAAATTTTATTAGATGAAACAGCAGCTGTAATTGCAGGTGACATTGAAAATTTTAATCAATATCAAACTAATCAGCAAGATGCTGAAAGAAATAATTAATTATGGAATATAAAAGACCTTTAAAAGCAAAAGGATCTGAAGGATTAAAAAGACCTTCTGTAAAAAAAGCTACAATGGAAAGATCTTCAGAGATGAAACAAATTGATGCTTTAACTGCAGATTTAGTTGTTGAAGTTATGAATGCTAGAACTAGTTTTCATAAACTACATTTACAAGTAACAGGTGAGGGTTCTTATGCACAACATAAAGCATTAAATGAAATATATGATGCATTACCAGATCTTATTGATACAGTAGCAGAAGGTTATCAAGGTGCTTGTGAGGTAATACTCAACTATCCAGATAAGGCTCCTGTTACTTTAACAAGTGTAGAAGGTGCTGTAGAATATTTAAGAATGTTATCCTCCAAAGTAGCTGAGGCTCAAAATGTGATACCTCATTCAGAAGTGGTTAATAATTTAGATCTTATCAAAGATGAAATTAATTCTGCTAAGTATAAATTATTATTTCTTAGTTAATTGGTAAATTAAAAGAAATATTGTATATTATATATGTGCAATGACGCACAATTATATATTTGTTAAATTTAAATTTTTGAAAAAATGGCTTATTTTAATCATGCTTTTTATAAAAGCTTTTTAGCAACAGATGCTTCTGCTGCTAATGGAACAAAAACTTCTGCGTTGGCTGCTGGTCAATTAGCATTAGTTGATGGAAAAGACTGGACTGCTCATGCAACTGGTGCTTTCCCAAAACCAGGATTAGCGTACCTTGTACAAGGTTCTTTACACAATAGTGATACTATTGGTGGGAATAAATTTCACGGTGGTTACGCTGAATCTGTAAAATCTAAAGGAATTAATCCTAAATACTTAACAAGAGTGTGGGAATCTAGCTGTGTTGATGCTACTTCTGCAACTGTTGCTATTTCTGTAGGACCTAAATGTGCACCATGTGGATCATCTCTTATGATGAGATTGGATGTTAAAGGTGCTCCTGCTTTACGTTTTTTAAATCATAATGCTTATGCTATCGGTGATTCTGCTGGTGTTTGTTGTGAAGATGGTCAAGAATTTATTGATCCTGCATTAGCTATTGCTGAAGCAGCTAAAATGTTATTGGCTGATCCAATCATTGAACCTTTTGTTAAAGAAGCTGCAGGTGGTGGTGTTTCTGTTACTTCAAGTGCTTCAGGTTCTGCTGTAACAACTACTTATACAATTGAAGAAGTGTTAGATGGAACTTATACTCCTTCTGTTGATCCAATTAGTGATGAAGTATCAGCTACTGTAACTTTTATAGGTGCTTATGTTGACACTAAATTTGGTGATTGTTCTTTTGACACACGTGATTACTTTGGAAAAGAACCTATTCAATTAATAGGATCTATTATGGATGAAAGCGGAAATCCTTGTAATGACTGTGGAGATGTAGTAACTACTCCAGGTACAATGCAACAAAAAACAGGTGAAAGCGTATTGAGAAATATTCTTTTAACTGAGTCTTACGGTCAAGCTCCTTATCACCAAGGTAATGTAGATGCTGTACGTATGCGTGAGATTGAAGGTTCTGAAGAAGTAATTTCTGCAGTAGACCGTTCTGCTCTTTATAAAACATACTATGTACAACACAGTGTACCACGTTTAAACAATGCAACTAGCGTATTTGATAATGATCAATATGTATATGAAATCTTTGTTAAGTGTGATGATACTACAACTCAAGGTGAAGTGGAAGCTTTATTGGATATTTTAGTAGCTGCTGCAAATGCATCAGGTAATCCAATTGAAAGAGAAGATTCTATTGATCAATAAGATTAATAAAAGTTTTTAATATAAAAGGCAGGGGTAAATCTCCTGCCTTTTTTTATTTCAAAATATCAGCTTTTTTTTGTATATTATATATATAGTAATATAACTATATTATAATAAGATTGATATGGCAAGCAAACATATATTAAGTTTAGAATTACCTGCAGTTTCTAATTGTGAAATTTTAAGCATCAAAGATACAAGTCAATACGTTGAACAATTAAATATTGACTGTGGAGAATTATTAATAACTAGTCCTGGTTATACGGTTCCTGTACTGATTAAATTAAACCCTAATTTTAATCTTAACTTAAATGGTTGTTTATTAGGAACACAAACTGAAAATTGTGGTGATATGAGAACTGCATTAGCCGATGGTATTTACATTATTAAGTATAGTGTAGCACCAACTAATAAAGTTTATGTTGAATACAATCATCTTAGAACTACAAATCTTTTAAAGTTATATTATGAAACATTATGTCACATTGATGTAAATGATTGTGAACCACATAGTGAAAGAAAAGATTTAATTAATGAAATGAAATATATTAGAACATTAATTGATGCAGCTATAGCTAAAGTTGAATATTGTAACAGTCCTGGGGAAGGAATGGATTTATATGATTATGCTAAAAAAAGACTGCAAAAAATATCTTGTAAAACAATTGGATGTTAAACTTTTAAAAACCAACAAATTATGAATTGTAAACAATGTAATAAAAGCTTTAGTTGTGGCTGTCAAAAAACAAAAGCGTCTGATGGATCAATAGTCCATAAAACTTGTGTTAAAGCATATGAAGAAAAAAGCTTAGAAAAAAAATAAAAAATGGATAGCAAACTAATAAAAACTATAGAAACTGAAAAAAAATTTGCTACGGCTGTATATAAAAATTTTAATTCTATACGTTTTGGTATGACTCCTTGTTGTATTTTAGATATGGAAAAAGTATCTATTAAAAAAGAATTATCTGACTGGCAAGAATTAAATTCAGATGTAGCATTATCAGATGTTTATTCTTCAATGTTAGGAGTTGAAGTTTGTCTAACACCTACAGAAACAGGAACAACAACTTGGACTTCAGTTGATGTGCAAGCTTTAATTGATAGACTTCAAATACTTGAAGAAACTTTTGCAAATGCGGTTGATGAAAAAGATTTAAACTATGTTCATACACAATCAACAGCTCTTGCTGTTTGGACTATAACACATGATTTAGAAAAAAAACCTTCTGTTAGAATTGAAGATTTAGCAGGAAATGATATTGTTGCTGAAATTGATTATATAGATTTAAACACATTAAAAATAATTTTTGCTGTTCCTTTATCTGGTACAGCTTATTTAAATTAATAAAACAATAAGTAAAAATAAATAAATAAAAACAATTATGGCAATTAAATATTTTTCTAATATAGAAAGTTTAGCAATAGATATGCAACAAAATGTATTATCCAATGTGGTAATACATCCTTTAACTACTGCAACTAGGCCTGCAAACCCTACAGTTGGTCAAACAGTTTATAATGGAACATTAAAAGCTTTAGAGGTTTGGGATGGGGCAAACTGGGTTTCAGCATCTGGTGATATTACAGATATTATAGCAGGCGTAGGTTTATCAGGAGGTGGTACAGTTGGTTCTATAACTCTTGATCTTGACTTCTCAGAGTTAACTGACATGACTGCTGATATTACAGGAGCTACTGAATTCATTTTGCAAGATGGTGAAACTGAAAGTAGAAAAGCAGCTTCTGAAATTAAATTAAGTAATTTTGAAAATGATCAAAATTGGAGTTCAACTGTAGGTACAGTAACATCTATTGGTATATCAGGTAATGATGGTATTAATGTTTCAGGATCTCCAATTACAAGCGATGGTGTAATTACTCTTGGTATAGATAACAACTCTATTACTAATGATAAACTTGTTAATAGTTCAATCACTATTGGTACAACAGTTATTTCATTAGGAGGTGCATCAACATTGTTAAATGGTTTAACATCTTTAGATTTTGCTGCTGGTGATAGAACTATTGGTGCATCTATTGGTGCTAATAGTTTAACACTTGGTGGTCAAACATCTACTATTGTTATTCCTGGTGATTTACAAGTTGTAGGTACAACAACTACAAATAATGTAGAAACAGTATCTACAAGTAATGGAGTTATTTTTGAAGGTAATGTAGCTTCAGATGATATTGCATTAACATTATTAGCAGGCACTCTTACAGAAAATAGAACAATTACATTACCAGACGCTACAGGTACTATTGCTCTTTTAGATGATATTAATGATGCAATATTAACAGTAGAAGGAACTAATGGACTTATAGGTTCAGGAACGTTTACAGCTAATGATGCAGATGCTACAACAATCACAATATCTCACGCAGACACTTCTGATCAAGCATCAGTAGACAATTCAGGTCTTACAGTTATACAAGATGTAACATTAGATGACTATGGTCATGTAACGGCTTTAACTTCTTCTGATTTAACTAATGAAGTTAATACATTAATTACTGCAAAATCTGGAAGTATTGCTGTCCCAACCTCAGCAACATATACATACCCTAACAGTATGGAAGCTACAAGTACAAATAATGTATTAATACAATTAGTTGATTCAAACGGAGAAACAGTACACGCAGATGTACAAAGATTAAGTACTACAACTTTTTCTGTTACTTATGGAGTAACTGAACCAACAGGTGTAATAGCTTTGATACAGTTGATAGGCTAATAATAAAAAATAATATATGAAATTTAAAAGTGACATAAAAATACAGGCAGGTGTAGAGATTGGTGGCAGTACAGGTACTAATGGACAAGTGTTATCATCTACAGGTACAGGTGTCGCTTGGATAGATCAAAGTACTCAAGATTTAAGTGGGTACTTATTAAATACAACTGTTGCAACCAATACTACATTAGGTTTAATTAAGTTATTTAATAACACCGACCAAACAGTAGCCGCTAACGCAGTTACAACAACAGCAAATAGAACTTATGGGCTACAATTAAACTCTTCTAACCAAGCGGTTATAAACGTGCCTTGGACAGATACTAACACTTGGAGGGCTAACGCAGTTGATTCAGATGGTTATGTTGCTCAAGGATCAGGACAGGCAAATAAAGTGTGGAAAACTGATGCAACAGGTAATCCAGCGTGGAGAACTGATGCAAATACAACATACACAGCAGGTACAGGTATAAACTTAGATTCAGGGGCTTTCAGATTACAAGGAGGTGAAATACCTGGAAGTGTAGATTTAAATACATATAGAACTACAGGTATATTTTGTCAAAACGCCAATGCTGATGCAGCTAGCGGTAGTAATTATCCAACAGATTCAGCTGGTATTTTAGAAGTATACAACGATGATTACGGCAACGGTTTATTTACAGTACAAAGATATAGTAAATATAACTCTATAAATGTATACCAAAGACAATACTATAATGGAACTTGGTATTCTTGGAGAGATTTAACACAGGATACAAACACTATTCCAACTGATTTTGTATCAGCTGCTAATGGAGGAACTTTTAGTGGAGATATTTTTGCAACTAATCTTTCTGGTACTAACACAGGAGATCAAGATTTAAGTGGTTACTTAACAACAACAGGTAAAGCCGCAGACTCTGACCTTTTAGATGGTATTGATTCTACGGGTTTTGTAAAACAATTAGGAAACACAACCTCACCTGATTATACTACTCCTTCTAGCAGAAGGGTTGATCCTAACGCTAGTAATCCTACAAACGAGCATTACGCTATAACTACTTTTGGTAATAACGATAATGTAACAGGGCAGTTAGCTACTCATTTTGTTTCAGGGTTGCCTTACACTAGAAGTTTTAACACAGCGTGGAGCTCTTGGCAAAAAATATGGACAGACGGCAACGATGGCTCAGACTCAGGATTAGATGCTGATTTGTTAGATGGGCAGCATGCTTCTGCTTTTCTTACATCATACTCGGAAACAGATACTTTAGCTACCGTAACAGCAAGAGGTGCGAGTACAGATACTGCTGTTTCACTTTTAAGCGGAAATAATGTTTATAGTGGGCATTATTATCTTAATCCGCATGACTCTAATGGAAATCACTATCCACATTTTAATGACGGCGCTAATGGAAATGGTGTTAATGTAAATTGGAGATTATATGAAGGATCAAACCTTATAACTCACACTTGGAATTATACTGATACAAACTTTGTGAATTCACTAAGAAGTACGGTAGATATGAGAGCACCTATATTTTATGACTCAAACGACACAGCTTTTTATGTAGACCCAAATAGTACTTCAAGATTTAATAAAATACAAACCTCTTCATCTGGTGCTATCCCTAGGTATGATACTGCTTTTTATGTTATACAGGGACAGCATTGGTATGGAGATACAAGTTCACAAGGAATGTATCTTGGAGAGTCTGGAAACGATGTATATTTAAGAGGTCAAATGAGTATTGGAGGAACCTCTATATCTGCTGGATATGCTTTGACTATGGGTGGAAGCATAAATGTGAATAACACAGAAGTAAATTACGTTTCTCAACTACATTTTAATGACAACGTAAGGTTCTATGATGATGGTAATGATAGTTATTTAAACTTTAAGTATGGAGATGCTACTACAGGTGGTATAAAGTTTTTAAACGGTGGTGGTACTAGAAAAGGGTATGTATTTGCTGATGGAACAGGATTCGGGTTGTTAGATAATGATGGTAATTGGGCGGTTAGAACTCAAACAGGTACAAACCCATTAGAGCTTTATTGCGACAATAATCTTGAGTTTCAAGTTTTTAACTCATACACATTATCCCCAGGGTCATCAAGAGCACCTATTTTTTACGACAGTAACGACACTAATTATTATTTAAACCCAGCAAGCACTTCTAGATTAAATCACGGTAAATTTGTTTCAACTTTAAGTTTTGGTAATTTTACTACTGGTAGTCAAGGTACTCTTTTTGAAGGCTACTCTACGCATTCAGTAGTAAGAACAGACTCAGCAAGACTTGACTTCTATATGGGTAAAACCACTACAGGTGTTGGCACTATGATGTCATTGACTGATACAGGCAACGTGGGGATTGGGACTACTAGTCCAACAGATTATAAGCTAGACGTTGTAAATACAAATGATGGTGCAACTGGAATAGGACCATTTAGAGTTTCTGCTCAGGCCAACGCGGGAACTGTTGCAGTATTTGAAAACACTGTTGGAATAAATACAAGTTTAAAAATATCGGATACTGTTGACGATATGTATGTTGTATCTAGAAACGGTATAATGGGTCTAGGAGCTTCTAGCGGATGGAGTAGTAATAACCTAAATATAAAATCTAATGGATATGTAGGTATAGGAAACAGAAACCCTTCGGCAAGACTACACGTTAAAGGTGGAACCATGAGAATTGATAGTGGAAATGGCATAGACTTTTATGATGGCTCCGCTCTTATGGGTTCTATAAATCCATTTAATACTATTTTAAATATATCCAGCACTTATAAGATTGCTTTTAGAACAGGATCTGGTCAAACGGAAAAAATGCGTTTAACGGATGACGGTAGGTTACTGGTAAATACACCTGATGACGCTTCTGCTACTAACAGTAGATTTGAAGTAATAGGTACTTCTGCGAATACTTCAACTAACATGACGTTTAAGACAAACGGTAATTTAGGTCTTGGAGATTACAGCCCTGTTGCTAAAATAACCGTAGTTGGGTCAACTAATCCTACAACATCTAACTTAATACAAATTAAAAATATAAGCAACGGGGGTTCTGTTATTGATTTTAGAAATTCAGCGAATACTCAAGCCGGTAAAATATCAATGCCTTCTTCTACAACTGTTAACTACGGAACTACCTCAGACTATAGGTTAAAAACAAACGTGGTAGACTTAGAAAATGGTATAGAAAAAGTAAAAAAATTAAAACCAAGCAGATTTGAATGGATTGAAAACGGCATTGAAGTTGACGGCTTTATAGCTCATGAAGTAGCAGAGGTAGTCCCAGAAGCTGTAACAGGAGTAAAAGATGCAGTAGATGAGAATAGTAATCCTGTTTATCAAGATCTAGATTATAGTAAAGTGATTCCTGTCCTTACAGCAGCACTAAAAGAGGCAATACAAAAAATAGAATTATTAGAAACAAGAATACAAACATTAGAAAATAAATAATTATGATTACTTACAATTGGAAAATCACGGCTTTAAAGAAAGCACCAACGCTAGACGGATTGTCTAATGTGATTACACACATTAAATTTGATTATACAGGTACTGATGCGGAATCTGGAGAGTCCCACACATTTAATGGAGCTTGCCCCGTAGGAGCACCATCTGCTGAAAACTTTGCAAGTATTGAAACATTAACTGAAGATATGGTTATCGAGTGGGCAAAAGCAAATCACCCTGTAGATCATATGAATGAAGTTATTGAAAAAGGTATTAAAGCTAAGGTTGTGCCTACTAACGAAGATGTAACAGAATTAGACTGGTTAGCAACAGAAGAGCCAGTAGAACCAGAAACAAATATAGAAGATGATAACGTATAATTGGAATTGCAAAACGGTTGACACATACCCAACACACGGAGGAGAATCTGATGTAGTGTATAATGTGCATTGGAGAGTAACAGGTACTTCAGATCAAGTTGATCCTCAAGGCAATCCTTACTCAAGTACTAACATAGGAACACAATCTTTAAGTACAGAAGACTTATCTAATTTTACAGCTTTTGATACTGTAGTACATAGCGATGTTATAGGATGGGTTAAAGAAGCTATGGGAGAGGAGCAGGTTGCTAGTATAGAGGAAAGTATTGAAAATCAAATTAACGCTTTAATCACACCTGTATCAGTTACACTAACTGTAGCTGACGATCCTATAAATAATTAGGTAATTAAATAATAATTTGTATATTTGTAATAATAATAATTATTTAATTAAAAATAACCATGGCAAAAAAAGCAACAAAAGAAGTAGCAGATAAAAAAATTACTGCTGAAGAATTAGAAACATTAAGAGGCTTACAACAAAAAATTGGTATTATTGTAAATAATCTTGCAAGTATTGAAATTTCAAAGTATGAATTATTACAAGATCATGCTACTATGAAATCAGAAATGCAAAAAGCTTCAGCTAAACTTGAAGAAAAGTATGGGCAAGTAAATATTTCTCTTGCTGATGGTACTATTTCAGATATACCTGTTGAAGAAAATTCTTCTATGGAAGTAGTTTCAGAATAATAAAAATCTTTTTTTAGATTTATATAAATCCTATTTTATAACTTAAGTGGTTAAGTTCTTGCTTGATTACAAAAACTTTTGTATATTATGTATAGATACAAATAAGTTTTCTAAGTTGTAAAATAGGATTTTATGTTGCCAAAAACTAACAATGGTATTGCACCATGTACTAATATATCTTCAAACTGTGTTGTTTGGCAAGGGCCGGATATTTCTTGTATAGATTTATGCACAGGTGATACAGTAAGTGATGTGGTTGCAGCATTAGCACAAAAATTATGTGATTTAGTTATACCAGAACCAGATTCAAATGGTTTAGATTTATTATGTGTATTACCTGAAGGTCAAATTGAACCACCTAAATTAAAAGATGTTGTTCAATTAATTATTGATTATGTATGTAATTTACAAACAGAAGGAAATTCTGAACTACCTATCTTAGAACTACCTACATGTTTATCACCCTACACAGATGGTAACGGTGATGAATATACAGCTTTACAATTAGATATATATGCTGAAGTTATAGCAAATGAAATATGTTCTATATTAGAACAAATAAATGAAATTAATACGCAACTTGAAGATCATGAAACAAGAATACAAGTTATTGAGTCTTGTGTATTAGATTCAAACGGTGATTGTAATCTTGGAGGAGGAGATCCTAATGTTTTTTCAACTTGTATTTTAGAAAATCAAACTATAGCAGCATCTACTTTATTATTAGCATTAGAAACTGCTTTTTGTGATTTAAGAGAAGCTGTAGGTACACCTCCATTAGTTAATGCAGCAATTAATCAAGCTGTTTGTATTACAAATAGTGAACCTATGTTAAGTTCTTCAGGAACTTATGATAATATAACTGGTTGGATTGAAACACCAACAACTTTAGCACATGCAGTAGGTAACGCTTGGATAGTAATATGTGACATGTATCAAGCTATTAAAACAATTCAAACAAATTGTTGTCCTGGTCCTTGTGATGAAACTATTTTTTCATATGAAACTTCTATTATAACAAACAGTGTAGGAAATCCAACTGGAGTAGAATTTAATTTTGTTAATTCTAATATTCCTAGTGGTTTTACAGATTGTGGTGGTCAAACAACAATTTCTATCACTGATAGTAATGGTGTATTAGCTAATAATAATTTTACATTTTCTAATTATGCCGGAACAAATACAACATATGAGTTTAATCTATCTAGTTCTACTTTAAATTTATATTCTAATTTAAATACATCTATTTCTTTTTGTGTTACAAATGGAACAGACCAATGTGAAGAAACAGTAACTTCTTCAGTTGAAGCTGCAATAACTTGTCCTACAAACTTAGGAGTAAGTGATATAACTGAAGAATCAGCTATATTAAGTTTTACAAATACATTAGGTACAAGTGCAATTTTTAAATTTACTATTACAGATTTAGATGATGGTAGTAGTAATAATATAATATCGGTTTCTAATTTACCTTTTAATCCTTCAGTAGATCTGACAGGTTTGGAAGCAAATACTAATTATGAAGTTGTATTAGAAATATCATTAAATGGTGTTACTCAAACTTGTAGTCCGGTTACTTTTATATCAGCTGAAACATCTTGTTCTAATGGTATGGATGTAGCCTTTATTATGGATTATACAGGAAGTATGGGAGATGAAATAGAAACATTAAAAACTGGTTTTGCAAATTTAATTACTACCATACAAAGTTCATCTGGAGTGAATAACTATAGACTTTCTATTGTTACAGCAGATGAAAAAATATCTTCAACTGTTCCAGCTTATGCTTCTTGTGAAGATTATACAAGTTTACCTGAAGCACAAAGATTAAATTATACAGGTGGCGATTCCCATCAATTATTTATTACTGCTTGGGAAATGTTCCAAGATAATAATGGGGCTTCTGCAACAGCAGCATTAAATAAGCTTAATGGTGGTGTTGATGATACTTGTATTAATATGGGTAATGGAGGTTCTACTGGACCTGAATGTACAGATCAAGCTATAAGTAGAGTATTGAGTTACGATTTTACAAACGCATGGAGACCTGATGTTGCTAAATATATTATTGTTGGTACAGACGTATTACCAGGTGGTGATGATGGATCTTTTGAAGATAGTGATTGGACATTTATTCAATCGTTAGCAGCTTCGGCTCAGAGTCAAGGAGTTAAAATATTTATCTTAGGAGCAGGTGTTAATGCTACTTTTACAACATCATACGGAGAAACTGTTTATCCATGGCAATATTTAGCTACTGCAACAGATGGTGGATTTAATAGTACCTTTGATGCTACAATTATAAATGACCAAATAATAGCATCTTGTTAATAAAAATATAAAAAATTAAATAAAATGGCTTGTAATAATAACTGTGAAAATTGTAATGGATGTCAAAATTCAAATTGCTCTTGTTCAAAATTACCATGTGGTTGCTCTGATGTAGCATATGAAACACAATGCGGTTATACTCAATGTGGTGTTGGTAATGAAAGATGTGATGATGTTCAATGTGTTGAGTGTGTTAGTTATTGTGGTACATCTTTTCAAATAGAAACAACCAATGGTATTTTAAAAATAGATTCAGGTGAACGGTTAGATCAAGTAATACAAAAGTTTGCCTTAATGATTGCAAATGGATTAGGTACATGTACAGCAAATAATGTACATCACGCTCCTTATAATGTATACGCTGAAAATATTACAGACACAAGTTTATCTATAGTTTGGAATAATACTTCCTCTTTAAGTTTAGGTATAAATGTATTTTATGATACTTTAACAAGTCCATCAGGATGGGTTCAAGCCAACAGTGTATTATTAACATCATCAATAAATGATTTTAATATTACAACTTTAAGTCCAGATACTGAATATAAAATAAAACTTACGTCAACTGACGGAAGTGCATTATGTGACAGTGTTGAAATTTTAGTTAAAACATTAGTATAAAAAAAGTAGTGGTTTGTTGGTTTTCTACTACTAACGGTGGAGAAGGTCCCTTTATAGGGGCCTTCTCTTTTTTTATTAAATTTTTTTTCATACATTTGGTTAATTTATAAATATTTTTTATATGAGTTCATTAAAAAAACAAGTTGCAGAAACAATTAGATGGAAAAAAAATCCAACATACTGTGCTGCCAGGTTAGGTATACTTGAATCAGAGTATATTAAAATTAAAAAAGAAATACTTAGAGAAAGACGTAAAGCAAAAAAAAGATCTAAAATTATAAATGATGGAACTAGTAAATTTACAGAATCAGTTGACTTAGATAAAGGTGAAAAAACACTTTCAATTTCCTCAACTACTGAACCTAAATCAGCAGAGGAGATTATAGAACTTTTAAAAATTGACACAACTCAGTGGAAATTATCTCAATATTGGAATAAACAAATGTCTGATCACTGGCGTGTATCAGCTTTGGTTAGTAAAGTAAAAGAAGGTCCTGGAGATTTATTGAAGGATTTATTAGAAAAATGGAAACCTAAGACTTTTAAAATACCAAAAGTAAAATTAAACAAGCTTAATAAAGATGTAGTTTGTGGTGTAATGTCTTTACAAGATATTCATTTTGGTAAAGAAGGTAATGAAACAATAGATAAAGATTTTGAGGATACAATCAAAAACTTAATAAAAAGAGCTGTACCTACACATCACATAGAAAAAATGTATTTTGTACTAGGAGGTGATCTAATCAACATGGACACCTTTTCTGGTACAACCACAAGCGGAACACCTTTAGATAACTGCATGAATGCTACAGAGGCTTATCAACAAGCTTTTGATGCAATGCATTGGGCTATTAATTATATCAAAGCATTTTGTGAAAAATTAGTAGTTGTCTATATCCCGGGTAATCATGACAGATTATCATCTTATCATTTAGCACATGCCCTTTCTAAATCAATTAAATCTGATGAAATTGAATGGGATGTAAAATATGATGAAAGAAAAGTACATGTTTATCATAATAATTTTAATGCATTTGAGCATGGAGATAAACATTCTAAAAATACACCATTAGTTTATGCTAGTGAATATCCTATTGAATGGGGTAAAACAATCAACAGAACATTATTTAAAGGTCACATTCATACAGATAGAAAAACAGAATATATGACTTCTAATGAAACTGCTGGTTTTATTGAAAAGAGTTTACCAAGTTTAGGTAAAACAGATTACTATCATTATTCAAATAAATATACTTGCAATAGAAGATCAGGTAAATTAGAACTTCAAGATCCAATTATAGGTACAATAACTGAATTAACATATCAGGCAATATAAAGAACAACAACTTATACTTTCATAAGTGCTGTTTTTTTTGTAAATTAATAATATAAGTATGATTAATAATTTTAATAAACCTGATTTAAATGCTCCTAGATATAGAAGTAAAACTTTAGGTATACTAAACAAAGAAACGTTAAAAGAATTTAAAGACAAGAGACCACTATATTCACATATTGATAATAATAAGTTAAAAAGTATTATTAAATTATATAATAAAGCATTGTGGGAAGGCGTAATAAAACATAGAGACGGTGTTGAATTACCAGACTCATTGGGTTATTTATTTATAGGAACATGTCCTCCAGCAAAGACTGTTAATATAGATTATTCTAAATCAAATGAGTATGGTAAAGTGTTAAGAAATAAAAATTGGGATACAGACGGAAACATAGGAAAAATATTTTATACAAACTGGTCAACTAAATACAGATTTAAAAATAGAGAGCTTTGGTCATTCACAGCTTGTAGAGATTTTAAAAGATCAGTTGCAAAAGAATATCCTAAGAACTGGACAAAGTATATAAAGATGCAGAGTAAAATGAAAGTTTCACATCTGTATGATCCTAATTTAAAAAATACTAACAAAGCACTAAAGGACTATGATGAATTTGAAATATAAACATCATGACAACTATAGGATCAGTAATATCAAGAATAAGAGGTCAGGTAAAAGCAGAAACGCAAGATGCTTTTGTAACTGATAGATATGTATATAGCTTAATACAAAAATTTGCACAACTCTTAATTAGAAGACAAGACAATGCAAATAAGCTTATGAAATTTAATGCTATATGGAAAACTCTTCCTTTTATAGAATTAATTGAAGTAGATAAAGTAGAAGCAACTTGCACAGGAATACAATCAGGTTGTACAATAAAACGTACAAAAAATAAACTCCCTAATATGTTAGAAGGATATTGGGGTCCTTTAATTAGAACTGTGAGTTCAATAGACGGCTCTCAAGAGCTTCAAGCTACTCATCCGGGTACTTACACTTCATTGACAAAAACAACTTCATTTAGATACAATAACAAAAAGTACTTCTGGTACCTTAACGGGTATTTGTATTTACCAGACTTAGAATGGGATGCAATAAAACTAGAAGGTGTTTTTGATGATGATATATCTGATTGGTTATGTGAAACCAAAGATCAATGCACGCCAAGATATGAACAGGATATTAATATTCCTGAGTCACTGTTTGCTGAAATAGAACAGCAAGTATTAGGAGTTATGATGAACACTCTTAAGATACCTTCAGAAGATTCAGATAACAAAATTAATTTACATAGATAATGGCAATTTCACATAAATACAGAACCTTTGATAGTTTGATGGAAGATGTTTCCATTGACTTTTCTACTTATGCTTTAGATGGCATGATAGATCCTGCTCAGCTTATTAAAGTAGCAACAAGAGTTAATTATGATCTAGGTATAAAAATACATAGAACAAAACAAGTTGTTTTAGAAGTAGAACATAATAAAGCTAAATTACCCCATGATTTTGCATATTTAAATTATGCATTTATTTGTGGTGAGTACACTATAGAGACTCAAATGCCTTCAGGCACACATGTTGAAGATGTTCATGTAGATTATGTTCCTGATCCAGGATTTACAGATTCATGTAGTGACGGTAAATGTAATGATGTTTGTGTTATTAAGAATTGTCCTGATGGTGAAGAATACAAATTAATTCACAAAGTAGCAGGAAGTCAATATAGATCTTATACAGCTTTTGCTCCTTTACGCATTGCTACTGTAAATGATTCTACTTGTGATTGCCCAAACATAAACGTTGTTTCAGATAACGTAGGTGAGGTTAAAGATGGTTTTTTAAAAACAAATTTTAAGAGTGGTAAGGTTTACATAAATTATCAAGGAGCCATGGAAGACAATAGTGGTAATCTTTTAGTTTTAGATCATCCTTACTGTAATGAATATTATGAGTATGCACTTAAGCAGCGTATACTTGAAAACATGATTTTTGCAGGTGAGCCTGTAGGTAATCAAATGGGGTTAATAGAACAAAGATTAAGAGCTGCAAGAAATAACGCTTTGTCTTTTATTAATACTCCAGACTTTGCTGAATTGAAGAAAATGTGGTTAGTGAACAGAAAAGCTCAATACCATAACTATTACAACATGTTTAAAAGCAGTCCTACATTAAGATAATATTATGGCAAAGAAAAGAGTAAACAAAGCAAAACCTAAAATGCAAAATACATCTACTGTTGACAGTAGAACTTTTTTAAAGGGGATGGTTAAAGATACTAATGCTTCTTTTCAAGCAAAAGAATCTTGGTCTCATGCACGTAATGCTATAAATAATTCTGTAGATGGAGATTTAGCTGTTTTAGGGAATGAACCTGCCAATATTAGTTGTGCAGCTGCACCATACACTATTATTGGTGCTATTCATTTATATGCAGATCAATGGGTTATTTATTCTACAGATGATATTAATTCTGAAATAGGTAGATTTGATGATAGTAAATGTGAATATAAAACAATAGTCAATGATCAATGTTTACAATTTAATAGAAAAAATTTAGTTGTTGGTGCCGGTAAAGAAAACTTTGATTGTTCTTGGCAAGTATATTGGGATGATGGTAAAAATCCATCAAGAACTCTTAATATAGATAATATACCATATAAACAAATTATTGTATCAGGTAAAGACCCTTGCGTTATATATGAAGATACAAATGAATTAGATTGTGAAAAAATTAGATTAGCACCTTTATTAGATACACCTTGTGTAGACATAAGAAAATCAGAAAGTGGTGGTCAATTAAGAAATGGATCATATCAAGCATATGTAGCTTATACAGTTAATGAACAAAGAGTAACTGATTATATTGGTATTTCTAATATTCAATCAGTGTTTGATCACTTAGGTGGTTCTGGAAGTTTGGTGATTAATGTATCTAATTTAGATAAAGAATTTGATTATTTTGAATTAGTTATATTATCTAATAATCAAGAACAAACAGTTGCAAAAAAAATAGGTTTATATAGTACAGAAACATCAGCTATACAAGTAGATTACATTGATCAGTCTTTGGTTACTATACCTTTAGAACTTATACCTCTTAGAACTCCCGCATATGAAAAATCAGATGCAATGTTTGTGGTAAATGATTATTTAATAAGAAAAGGCCCAAGAGAACAATTTGATTTTAACTATCAACCTTTAGCAAATAAAATTAAATGTAAATGGACAGTTGCAGAATATGATTCAACTTATTACTATAAAGGCGGAAATAAAGTAGGTTTTTTAAGAGATGAACAATATGCTTTTTTTATACGTTGGATTTATAATACTGGAGAGCGTTCAAGTTCATATCATATACCAGGTAGAGAACCTAGAGTTAATGGGTTTAATCAATTTGGTCAAACAATCAATGAAACAACACAAGCATCTACTAGTAATGTAAATGCTTTAAGTTCTGATGAAAAAAATTGGCAAGTATATAATACAGCAACACTTACTAACAATTTAAATATACCACTTGACGATGGTGGTGTTTTGATTGCAAAAGGAGATATGGCATATTGGGAATCAACTGAAATATATTCTCCAATAAGACCTGATATTTGGGGTGATCTTTGCGGATTACCTATTAGACATCATAAAATGCCAACAGAAGAAACGGCTCAACAAGTTGAATTAACAAATGATTCAAAAGAAAAAATAAGAGTTCTTGGTGTTCAATTTGAAAATATAAGCCCACCAGTTGATAATGATGGTAATTTATTAGAAAATATAGTTGGTTATGAAATACTAAGAGGATCAAGAGAAGGACATAAATCTATTCTTGCAAAAGGTATATTTAGAAACATGAGAGAATATACCATCCCAGAAGGTGGTCAAAATCTTGGTAATGACAAAGGGTTATACCCTAACTATCCTTACAATGATTTAAGACCTGATGTTTATTTTCATGATGGTAAGGCTGATCCTGATACACATAGAACGGATGGTTGTGATAATTTTGGAAATTCCAAAAGAGATTTTAAACCTATTCAAGGTTATAAAAAAGATTATTTTACTTTTCATTCGCCAGATTTAATGTTTAGAAGACCTTTTTTAAACGCTTATGAAACTAGAATATATGGAGAGTTGGATGGAACTTCAATAGGTCATTTTATTAAATCAGAGAACCACCCACAAAATAAACTTATTAGAAATGGTGGTGCTATTATAGCTGCAATTATTGGAGTAGGTTATGCAATAAATCAAGTACAAGGGACAAGAGAAATTGAATACGAAGGTCCTAAAGGTAATATGTCTTCAGCTAACTTTAGTTTTGGTGGTCCAGCAGGTGTTGGTAATGGACCAGGTGTAGCACAAGTTGGAATTAGTGCTGCAGTTGGAGCTGGTTTAATTGGATCTACAGCTGCAGATGTGATAATAGCAACTCTTATTGATGATGCAACTTCTTTAGCTTCTATTGTTGATGGTGGATCATTGGCATACGTAAGCCAACAAGTTGACGCAGGTATTGCAAAAAATTTAGGAAATATTCCTGGTATATTAGGAGGTACAACAAACAATGCATATACTTTTAATACAGCTTCTTCAAATTTACCAAGATTTGTCAGACTTGTATTAGGTACTCAGATAGGTGCAACTAATATAGCAATAGGTGGTCAAGAGATAATTGATTTAATATACAACCTTGTTAAAGAAGAAGATTTTGCTTTTAAACATAACTCACATGGATTCTATAGTAATTTTACAAAAAGATCTAAGACTCAACAATATAGAACTAAAACTTTAAATTCAAATTATTTAGGAAGTTCTTTTCAAGAATTTGAAGGTCATAAAATTAATAATTTATTTAGACCTGCAACAGTTGCTATTGCAACAGAAGATCAATTAGATGATCCTGGCACAAAAGATATTTCTAGATATGTAGTAGGTGGAGATGCTGATTCTGATTTTGGAAACTCATATTTAAAAAAACCAGAAGAATTTCAATCAAAAACAATTTCTTGTTTATATGGAGGTTTAAAATTTCAATTTGATAATCAATATGGTCAACTTGATGGAGTTAAGCAAGTTCAAATGAGAGGTTGTATTGAATTTATTAATGCAATCAACCCTGGTCAAAAATTTACTAGTGAACCTATATTTAGTGGAGATGTATATATTAATAGGTATACAGAAAAAACAGTCATGCCTATATTTTCTGATTTTTTAAATGGACAACCTGATCAATATACTTATGATTATTTACAACGTATAAATATACCATATCCAAGATTTTGGATGGATACTAGAAAATTTGATATGACTGGATTAGGTCAAGAAATAGCTACTTTTAGTTTAGCATCAACAAGTGATCCTTTACCAAATGATTTATTTTATTTAGATAGAGGTAATAGTTCTTGTAATAGCAACATTGGAAGTTTATTAGGTAGTGGTAGTGATCCTAATCCATCTTTTGCTATGAGATATGCTTACATGTATACTCATTGTAATGGTATCCAAGATTTTTTTGTTGAGTCTGAGTATAATTTAGCGCATAGAGATTGGGATGATACAGATGATAAACGTCATTATGATTATATAGAGTATGCAGAAACGGATGGTTTGTTTCATGCTGACATAATAAAGAAAGGTAATTTTTATAAATATGATTTATCATTAAGCATTTCTAAATTTGTTACACAAGTAACATCTTTTGGTAATGTTCAACCAAGGGATTATGACCCTAGTGTTGCCGAAAGTTGTTATCAATATTACCCAAAAAGATTATTATATTCTTTAAGATCTCAACAAGAATCTAAAAAAGATTTTTGGAGGGTGTTCTTACCAAATAATTATAAAGATTTTAAAACAAAGGTTAATACTATAAAACCTATTAGTAAGAGTGGAGCTGTGATATTATTTCCATATCAGTCTCCTGTAATGTTTCAAGGTGTTGATACTTTACAAACAGATCTAGGTACTAAAGTTACAATAGGTGATGGTGGTCTATTTAACCAACCACTTCAAAATATTGTAAATTCAGATTTATCAAATGAATATGGTTCATCTGAAAGTATGAGAGGTGTTATTAATACACCTTTTGGTTTATTTTTTATCTCTCAAGCACAAGGTAAGATATTTCATTATACCGGAAAACTTGATAACATTGCTAATGCAGGAATGAAACAATGGTTTAATAAATATTTACCATCAATATTAGTTAGACAATTTCCTGATTTAGAACAAAGCCCATTATCAGATAACCCTGTTGTTGGAGTTGGTTGTCAAGCAATTTATGATCCTAATTATGATATAGTTTATTTTACTAAAAAAGATTATAAATTAAAGGAAAAATATGTACCTGATTTAAATAATGAAGAAGCAGATCAAACAGGTAAAGTTTTACTTATTGATAATACATTTTATTATATGGGTGTAGGTGCTTCTAAAATTAAATTGGAAATAGGAAACCCTATATTTTTTGAAGATGCATCATGGACTGTATCATATGATCCTAAATCAAGAACTTGGATTTCATTTCATGATTGGCATCCTGAACTTGTGCTACCAAGTATTAATCATTTCTTTACTACTAAAACAAATAACAGCGCAGCAGTTACAGATAAAGGAGGTATATGGAGACATAATGCAACTTGTCAAAGCTATGCTAAATATTATGATGAAGAATACCCATGGGAAGTAGAAATAATAGAAAACACAGGTCAAAATGTTATGACATTAAAAAGTGTTGAATATCAATTAGAATCTTATGTGTATGATGGTGATCTTATAAATGGTTGTGGTGATGATAGATGGCATGATTTAGATTACAATTTTGATGAATCTATTATATATAATTCAGAACAAATATCAGGATTATTAAAATTAGAGATGCATCCTAAAGAAGATCCATATGCAATGATTCAATATCCTTTAGTAGGATTTAATGATATTAAAATTCTATATTCTAAAGAAGAACAAAAATTTAGATTTAATCAGTTCTATGACATTACTAACGATAGAGGTGAATTTACTGGTGTTCAAAATAATCAGTTTATTACCCAAGTAAATGGTTATATTAAAGACTTAAATAATGTAAATCTTAATTATAATAAAGAAGAAATTCAACATAAAAAATTTAGACATTATTATAATAAAATACTTTTTAGAAGAAAAAAATCTAAAAATAGAAAAATGCTTTTTAAACTAGCTAATACTAAATTAAATTTATCTTTTAGGTAATGAAAAAGAAATTTGAATACACAGAAAGAATAGGATTACCGGGTGGACCTAATGAATACATAACTCATGTATCAGGTATATTTAGTACAGAGGGTTATAAATCAGATAGTCCTGATGTAAATAACCCTTTTAATATTATACCTTCAGGTGATATAACTATGAAAGGTGTAGACTTCCCTGTTATAGGTATAGATAACTTAGGTAATAGTAAAGCTATGATACCAGGTAATGATTATAAATTTCCTGGTGATGTTGTATTTGAAACTCCAATGTATAAAAGAGGAGGTGCTCTTTTAACTAAGACTATGAAATGTAATAGTTGTGGTTGGTCATGGAAAGCTGCAGATGGTGGTAATGATGTAACAACTTGTCATAAGTGTGGGGGAGAAGCTTTACCTACAGCACAGAATGGGCGTGAACAGGCAACTATATCTGCTTACGAAGAACCAGCTTGGTATGAAAAAGCAGTAGACTATTTAGCAAGTCCTATGACCGCTTTTGGTTACTTGGCTAGGAATCAAGACTTACCAGATAATTTACCAATTAGTGCAGAAAATAGAAATACATTTGATGGAGTAATTGATATGATCAATCCATTTGCTTGGGCAAAGTATGCGGCATCCTCTAAACGTAATGTAGATCAAGGAGAATATCTTGATGCTGGGTTTGATGCATTAGGTGCAATACCTGTAGTACCCGCTTGGTTAGCGCAAGGTAAGAATGCTACTAAAGCAGGAAAAAATGTTATTAAAAATGCAGCTAAATATAAGGATGAGTTTATTCAGAAAGATTTATATAAATATAACCCTTGGGCATATAATAATATAAACTCAAAGCTTCCAGAGTTTTTACAGTTTAATAAAGAAAATGAAAAATGGTTAAGACAAGTTGGGGAACCAGCAATTAGAGATGCACAAGCAACAGGTACTGTAAGAGAAATAGGTGAAGAAATAAGTCCGCGACTTTTTGCAGAAAAACTTGCTGCGTTAAAAAACCAACAAACAGGTGTAAGTTTTTCACTAGATAAAAGATATCCGGGACCATTTTTTCAAAAGGGAAAAACATTTTTTGATTATAACAAAAAGTCTAGACCTGGTTTAGATGGTATTCCTAATACTAGAGGAAGATCGGGAAGTGCTGATTATTTGATTGAGTTTAATCCATCAGATCCAATTAAATATCAAGGTATGGATTCATACTTTCAACCAGCATATTTGAAAACCATGTCTCTTGACTCAAGGCTTTTTAATAAACAAATTGGAGATGTTGCTATTATGAAGCCTAAAATGAGAGATGTTGAGAATTTTAATTTTTATAAAAAGGATCCTTTTTGGGCTTATAAAAAAGCACCGTTAGATAAATTACAAGAAGGTGGTGAATATAAAGTAAAATCAGGAGATACATTTTATGGTATTGCTAATAAAAACAATATATCAAAAGAAGATTTGATAAAGGCTAATCCAGGAATAGATATTCAAAATCTTAAATTAAACCAAACTATTAAATTTCCTGCACAAGATAATGTACAAGATAACGTACAAAAACCTGAAGAAACATCTTGGAGTGATTATTTAAATCCTATGAATTGGGGTGTTAGTGATAGAGATGATGATGGTGATTTTAAACAAGCTTTTAGAGCAGCACGTGAAGCAGGTGAAGATGAATTTGTGTGGTATGGAAAAAGATATACTACAGATCTTAAACCAACTAGTGCAAAGAATGCGACAGTTCAAGTTGAAAAAGTATCTGATAAATTAAATAAAGCTGTTAAAACAGAACCATTTGATAATTATAAAATAACACCTCAGTTACTTTATAAGCAGGCTTTTGTAGAATCAAGATTAGACCCTAAAGCAAAAAATAGTTTAGGCTACATGGGATTAGGACAGATAGGAGAAGGTGTTATAACAGATTATAAGAAAGCAACAGGTGTTAAAGAAGTAGATCCATTTAATCCAAGACAGAATCATGATGTTCAAGAATGGTCTATGAATGAATTATACAATGCTTCATTTATAGATAAACCAGGTGCTACTGCAGAAAATAGATTAATTAAAGCTTTAGCTTCTTATAATTATGGGAGAGGTAAAGTAAAAGCCATATTAGAAGCAGAAAAAGCTAAAGGTAATGATATTTATAAAAGTAATGATTGGACAAAACAATTACCTAAAGAAACTAGAGAGTACATAGACATGATTGTCTATGATGGGGTAACAGAGAAAAGACCTGATGTTCAAACAAATTTTAAGAAAGCAACTAAAGAAGATAAATACAAAGATTTAAGAGAATTGTATAAATATCAACTTAAAGGTGAAGTACCTAGTAAAAAAACAGAAGATTCTAAATATTCTATGCTTATGGATTCACCTTATTTTAAAAACGTTGGAGATAAGTTTGAACAAGAACAAAGAATTGTTGCACAAGATAATACTAGGGTTAGTATACCTGCAGTTAATAAAGATTTAGTTAAGGTAAATAATTTAAAAAAATTTGATATTGATCAAAGGGAATATCAATTTGATAAACCAACGGTAGCTCAAGACAATACATATGTAAAACCAATAAAACAAATAGACTATAGACGATTCACAAAAGAACGATTTGATATTGCAGAAAGAGAATATGAAAGACCCAATTTAATAAGTGGTTTTACAGAAACTGTAAATGATTACAAACCAAAAAATAAATATGAAAAGGATTATACTAATGCTTCAGAAACTGAAATTAAAGAATTACAAAAAACTTTAATTAAAGAAGGATATGGTAGTTTATTGGGTGATTTTGGGGATAATGAAAATGGTGTGGATGGTAAGTTTGGACCTAAGACAAAAGCTGCATATGAAAGTTTAATTTCTGAAGGAGATTTGGGTTTAAATAATATAGATAAATTTTACAAAAAATATTCTAATAATAATAAAATACCCGTTAAAAAACTTCAAGCTGAACTTGTAGAAAAAGGTTACTTGTCTGAAAAAACAAAAGAAGGTAAAACTAATATAGATGGTAAGTTTGGAGATAGAACTAAACAGGCTCTTCAAGAATATAATTCTTCAATAAATAGTGAAGACCCTCAATCTTTTATATTTAATAAGATACCTAATAAATTAGAAGATCCAAGGTGTGCTGCGGGAATGTGTTCTATACTTGAAGACAACAATGTAATTACTGAATCATTAGGTGTAAAGTATAAAAATGCTTGGGACATTCATGAAAATATGATGAATGCAGGTAATAGTAAAAGTATATATAATATATATGATGAACCTGAATTTGTTACTTTGGGCCCAGATACATCTGCTGAAGAACTTAAATCAATAACCAAAAAAGTTAAACAACGTTCACAAACAAAAGAATCAGATTATGCAGTTGGAGACATTGTTGGTTTGTATTGGCCTAATTCAAAGTACCATGAAGAAACTTTGAAAAATTCAAAAACGTTTAATACACACGTTGGTTTTGTTTCTGATTTTGATAAGAATGGTAAACCCATTATAACTCATAATGTTAACGGTAAAGTGTTACAGCAGCCGTATGATCAGCTTCAAACAACTTGGATATCAAGACCAGACAAAAATATAAAACTTAACAAAAAGTATGATGCTTCTGAATATCAAAATATAGAAGTAGATGAAAATCTTATTTCTAATTTTGAAGCAAAAAAAGAAAGACCTTTAACAACTAATGAAAAAGATGTTGTTAGTAATATAATGAAAAGGTCAAGATACAATGCACAAACTATTCCTGAAATGCTTAATTCATCAGTTGACAAAAATTGGTTGGAAGCAGCAACATTTGCAATAACAGGTGTTGAAAGTTCTGCAGGAATTTCACCTAATACACCAAGAACTGCAGAAGAAGCGGCTAGTCAAAATTTTGGCTTGCAAGGACTAGCTTATGCATGGAAGGGTAAAACACCAGAAGATATATCATTAGGTGTGAGTAAAGTAAAATTTAATTCTTTAGATAATTTTGCAAAACAGTATTTTAATATTAATAGCGCAGAAGATCTGGCCAATGATAATAAAGCAGTAGATGCAGCAAGTTATTTATTAGTTAAACACTATGAGCTATTTAAAAATTATGCAAAGCAATATCCGGAGTTTGGATTATCAGATCAAGATGTAAAAAATATGTCTATACTTGCACATAATCAAGGTACAAATTTGTTATTGAAAACAGGTAGAAATTTATCTGGCCCTGGGGATAATAGAACAATTGAAGAACAAATTGAAAGTTTAAGAAAATTATATCAAGGAAACATAAAAGATGTATCATCTACAAAATTAAATCATCTTGGTAGTATTGGTGAACTTATTTATGATATTACTAATGATAAAGGTGATGAAAGTTATGTGTCTAAATCAAATAGATACATAAATGAAGTTTATAATAAAAATAAAAAACAGTATGCAGATGTAAATAATAATAATACTTTTGATTCAAAAGTAATGGCAAAAGGCGGTGAATATCAAGTATTTAACAATTATGTAAATGGGATATATGATAATACACCAAAAGAAAAAGAAGCACAAAAAGTATATGACAAACTTAATAGAGTACATTATAAAGATGCAAAGAAAGCTGGAACAACTGTACCAAACTATATTTTAAGTGTATTAATGAATGCAGGTAATGATTAGGCAATCTCGTCAATATTTTGTATATTAGTTATATATAATACTATCAATGAAAGCAAACAAAAAAAGTTTATATCAAGAAGGAGGTTCAGTAGCTAAGGATTCTATAAATCCTGTAGTTAGTGAGCTTTCAGATGTTATAAAAAATAATATAGAAAGCGGCGGATCTCCAGAAGAAATATTAAAAACTTTTTTACTACAAGGTATTCCTGTAGATCAGCTTACATTGGCTTTTGAATCAGCAGGCTTAGATCCTTCATTATTTGGTGAGTTGCTACAAAATGTTGAGATAATGATGGCTCAAGAAGAGCAAGCTCAACAACAACCTCAACAACCTTCACCAATTGAACCTTCAATGATGCAACCACAAAATGAAGAGCAACCTCCAATGCAATATGGTGGTAATGTTTCTTCAGGTTATTTATCACCAACTACACAAGATGAGCGTCCTATTTATATGCCTCCTGTTCCTGCTAAAGGGAATGTATTAGGTGCTGCATTTTTATTAGATGATGCTGCTGGTAAATTTTTTGGAACATCTGATAAAGATGGTGACGGTTTAATGGATGGCACTTTTAAAGATTGGGAAGCTAAAAATGCTAGATATAAACAAAAACAACTTGATAATAAATCTTATGAAGTAGATTTTGGTTCTAACAATCCTAATGATTATATAGTTACAGCTGAAGATTTAGATAAAGGTAAACTTAGAACTAATGAAGAAATAGCCTCAGATGTTGCAAAGTATAGCAGACTTAACTTTGATCCAGAATCAAATAAATATACAGGAGCTCTTGCTTTTTCAGAAAATCAAGCTAAAACATTTGGTAAAAATCAAAACAAAAACACAATAGCATTACAAGACTTTATTAATAACATATCTGACTACAGTAAAGAAGATAAAGAGATGTTACTGGAAGGAATGCAGTATGATAAAGGTAGGGGGATGTTTATGAATGAAGAAGGAAGCTTTGGATCATATAGTCCTGGAACACAAGCAAACCTTACAGGCAGACAGCGTAAAGCACAGCAAGATTCTTTTAGAGATATAATGTTGGGTATTCAAAGGTTAACACCTAATGCTATACCTACACTTCAAATTGAAGAGTCTAAAGCTCCGGTTAATTCTAATCAAAGAAGTATTTTAACAATACCAAATTCTGATAAACCAATGGTTGCTAATATACCAGACTTTAAAGAATGGTATGTTAAAAACTCACAATCTTTAATGGATAAAAGTAAAGCTGAAGCTAAAGAAATATATAATAATACCGAGTTTAAATATGGAGGTGATTTACCAAAAGCTCAATTAGGAATTCCGGATATGAATAGCCTTTCTACTTTTGTAAATCAATATTCACTACCTGACATGAATGAATATTTGCAAAATCAAGGACAAAGTGATTATGCTAGAGATACTCAAATAGTAGCAGATGCTCAGTTACAACAGAAACAATCTAATTTAGGTCCTACACCTTTTGAAAAACAAACTCAAGAAGATTTTGGTTTAACTACACCTAGCATTAATAATATTGAAACTGATATTATTGAAAATGTAGAACCTAAAGTTACAAGAAAAAGAACAATAGGTAATGCAATTAATCAAGTTGAAGATTTTGTAAATTATAATCCGGGTATGCAAGCTTTTGGTGATGTTTCAGATTTTGCTGTTAAAGGAGCAAATTTAGTTAATGAAATTTTTCAACAAAAAGAGTTTGATGATTACAGAAATAAGTTAAGAAATTCAACAGCTGCAGATAATATTTATTTAGCAACAGAAAATCCTGTAAATAAAAGAGGTACTTTTGATGCAAATTCAGGTTTAGCTGAACCAGATAATCTTGTTGATTACTATGCTCAAGCAATGTATGGTAAAGAACTATATAAATCAGGAGGTGAGTTTCAACCTCATATGATGTTTGATCCTGTATCAGGAAAAGGTTATAAAGCTAATGTAGAAGCAGATCATAATAGATTTGCTAAATTAGGTTTTTTACATCAAGATGAAATGCAAGGTGGTGGTGAAATAGAAATAGATAATGATACGCTAGCAGCATTAATAGCTGCAGGTGCAGATATAGAAATATTATAATCATGGCAAAAATTAAAATAAATAAATTACCTGAAGGTTTTGAATTAAAAAAAGGTAAGGTTGTAAAGACAATGCAGCAAGGTGGTGCAACCACAGGTGATCAATCTGGTTACGGTCTTGTTACAAATAATCTTACACCCAAGCAATTTAATGATGAAGATGGTAAATCAATAAGATATTCACTTTCTTCAGTACCTAGAGATATGGCTAATATTGAAGCTGAAGGTGGAGAAACAGTTCTTACTGATCTTAATGATGATGGTCAATTTGGTTTATATAATATAACTGGTCCTAGACATGGAAGTGGTGGTGTTCCTATGTTCTTACCAGAACAGTCATTTGTTTTTTCTGATACACAAAAGATGAAGCTTAATAGAAGAGAGCTTGCAGAATTTGGTATAGAATCAAAAAAGAAAATGACTCCAGCACAGATATCAAAAAAATATCAACTTAATGAATTTATTGGTGCAATGGACTCTGAGGATATAGATCCTATAAAATTTAAGAGTGCTGAACTAATGATTGATAAAAATCAAAATAAATTATCTAAGTTGGCTTTTGCTCAAGAATCAAAAAAGAATTTTGAAGATGGAGTACCACTTGCATCTCATCCGTATTTGATAGGTATGGGTATTGATCCTATAGAGTTTACTCAAAAGGTTGAGAATATAACTGCAGAGCAAGCGGCACAAAGAATGTTACAATCTTTACCTCCTGAAGAACAAGCAAAAATGGCAGCTCTTCAGCAGATGATGGCACAAGCTGGACAACAGCAACAAATGCCTATGGCTAAATATGGTAGTGAATTACCAAAGGCTCAAGATGGTAAAAATGATTATGAATTTAAGTATGATTTTATACCACCTACAGTAGCGCAAGATAATACCAGAGTATTTCAACCACGTGTGTTTGATTTTAAAGACGCGAAAGACCAGTTTGAAAAAGATGAAGAAAAAAATAAAGCTTTTGAAGAAAAATATTTTGGAAATACTGCTATAAAGCAAGATGAACCTGATCTTACAGACTTTGGTATAACAAGTGTTAATCAAGATGC